AAAAAAAAGAGGGGATCGCCTATCTAACCCAAGGGAGGTGAACTATGGACGAGGTCATGACGAAGAGCGCGGGGTTGTACCGGCTGAGGTTCGCGGACATGCGTTTGCCCATGAAGGGCGTGTACGGGAGCCTGGAGGAGGCGAAGCGGGAGGCGCGCCATCTGTTCGGGAACACTCTCCGGAGCGTGAGGTGGTACGGGGAAACTGGCGTGCATGGAGAGAGCGTCCCCGTGTACGTGCAGGACCTGGAAGGCCGAGTGGTGTACCGCGTGGACGCCAGCTTCTAAACTGGCCTTGCCCTCAAGAGGGCGAGTGATTATAACTGCCCTACTTGCGGGAGTTGTCTGCGGAGGCTTCGCGTATCCGCTCCCCATCAGGCCCGCCGGCGCCTGAGACAGCAAGCCGGCAGTACATCCCCCATACCGGGTCCTCTATCCTTCTCCCTTCTCACACTCTCGGGGAGGAGGGTAGAGTGTGCTGCAAAGCTGGGAGGTTCGACTCCTCCCTGGGGGCCTCGGGCAGGGGCTCAAGGATGATTGGGCACGTCCAAGGGCGTAATACCAGGTATTTCCGACACCTGGCCCTGCCCCCATATTCAGGAGAGGGACCGGGTGAAAAAGAAGAAGGCATGTCCCATCTCCAGGGAGCGGTTTGCGCGGGTGGCAAAACCCCTCGCCATCACCCTGGAGGGGAGGACGGTCCTGGCCGAGGTGAAGGAGTTCTCCACCGGCTCCTATGGGTGGTACTTCGGCGGCAAGACAATGGAGGTCGTGGTGGATGGGGTCACATGCGATGTGGTTCCCGTCATATCGCTTATCTTGGCCCACAGTAAACCAGACAGTTCAGGAGTAGGGTGATGTCTTACCGTTGCGAGGTCTGTCTGGGGAGTGAGAAGCCTGGTAGGACCAGAAAGGTGCATGTCATCTATCGCACGGTGGCCGCCAGGATTCACCACGTCCGGGTGAAGGAGGAGTTCCGCACCAGCTTCAGGACTGTCTGCGAGCCCAGGAGGACAGAAATCGCCAGGGAGGTCAGCCTCTGCCATGCCTGCTATGAGGCAATGGAGAAGAGGGGTCTGACCTTCGAGGACCTCCTCAAGGAGAGAGGGAGAGCAAAAGCCTCTCCTCTCCTCGTCCGCCTCCTTCAGATGGGGAGGCCGGTTCAAGGTGGCCAGAGGATGACTGTACATGACGGATCAAAGATATCCGTCTCCAACAACAAGGAGCACACATGCCAAAGGTGAAAGCCGCGGAAGTCGTGTACCCCGAGATCATCGTTGAGAAGTATCTCGGCCCCGGGGCCATGAACCACACCCAAGCTCGTGAGTTCGTGGGCTGGCAGGAGCTGGAAGAGCCCGATGACGCCTGCATCCCGGAGCTGTACAAGCTCATCGGGAAGCACATCCGCCTCAACAGGAACACCAACAACCGCCCCCTGGTAGAGAGCGGTATCAGGATGCTTCGCCAGGAGCACCTCAACAAGCGCTGGCGGTTCAACGCTGTCTCCATCGTGATTGGCGAGAATGGCAATGTCCAGGACGGACAGTACAGGCTGCTCTCCCTCATCTGCGCCTGGGAGGAATGGAATCTGGTGGCGCGGTGGAAGAAGAAGTGGCCCGGCGAGCAGGGTCCCACGATGGAGTGCATCGTGGTCAAGGGAGTCTCGGAGGATGATGAGACCTTCAAGACCCTCAACAGGAGCCGTCCTGGAAGCCTCACGGACGTGCTCTTCAGGAGCCACTTTCTGGCGGACGACTCTCCCGCAGATCGCAAGGTGCTCGGGAGGTTGGCAGACGCCTGCCTCAAGCTGCTCTGGCAGAGGACTGGCCTCAGCCAGGACACATGGACCCCTTACCTCACCCACGGCGAGGCGTTCGAGTGCCTGGAGAGGCACCCGAGGCTCTGGGACTGCATCCGCTTCATCAAGTCTGAGAACGTGGATGGCCTGAGCGGCATCATCAACCCCGGCTTCCTCGCCGCGATGATGTACCTCATGGGCTGCTCAGGAACCACCGATGCCGAGGAGTACAGGAGGGTGCGGAGGTTGGATGCACCCTACAACCTGGAGAAGCGGCTCTCCTTCGATACCCCCTGTGGGGTGAGGGGAAAGGACAGTCCCGACACCTGGACGAGGGCCCACGACTTCGTGAGGGAGTTCGTGAAGCTCCAGACTCCCTCTTCTCCCTTTTACATCCTTCGTGGCATCCTCTCCCCGCCCACCAAGGATGCCCCCGGGGGAAAATACTACTTCGGGGCTGATGGAGGGTCTCTGGCAGAGAGGCTCGCCCTCGTCTGCAAGGCGTGGCATCTCTACAGGAAGGGGCTGCCTCTCACCGCGGATGGCCTTTCCCTGGAGCACGCTGTGGAGAAGCTGGGCGATGGCAGGGAGGTGGCCGGCGCCATGAACGACACGGTCACCCTCGGCGGCATCGACCTCGGCATGCCTAGGGCCAAGGAGGAGCCTGTGAAGGAGGAGGAGGAAGCCACCACTCCGCAGCCAGCCACCCAGGCAGGGGCAGCGGGAGCTACGCGCCAGCCTCCTGAGACCCCACCCGTGAAGAAGGGGCAGAAGGTTCCTGAAGGAGCCACCCCGCAGGAAGAGAGGGAGATCCGCGAGAGGGTGGAGAAGGATGCCCAGAAGAGGAAGGAGGCCCAGGAGAGGGAAGCGGGGGAGAGAAGGAGAGGAAGGGAGGAGCAGCGGGATGAGCTTCTCCGCCGCCGCCAGAAGGAGAAGGAGGAGGAAGAGAAGAAGCTGGACGAGCTGGTGACGGGGATGAGGAAGAAGCACCCCGGGAAGGTCCTCTTCTTCGATGGCGGCGCGGGAGTGATCTCCGCCTTCCAGGAGGACGCCAGGGATGTGGTCCGCTGCTGCCACCGCCCCGAGAAGCCCCTGATGGCTTCCGGCGTGGATGGCGAGATGCCCAGGGTGTCCTTCCCCAGGGAAGACCTGGAAGGGAACACGAGGAGGATTCAGGAGTCCGGCTTCCATGTCGTCAACCTCACCCTCTCGGGGGATACCTGGGAGGCCACCATCCCCGCGGAGATGAGCGACGCGCCGCAGTAAGACGGAAGAAGGAGAAGGGGGAGAAGAAAGCTCGTCTCCCCCTTCTCTCCCTACTCCTGAAAGGAGGCGACCATGACGGAGAAGAAGAGAAAGAGAGGGTTCGCCGCAATGGACCCTGCCAGGCAGCGCCAGATCGCCAGCATGGGGGGCAAGGCGTGCCACGAGAAGGGCACCGGGCATGAGTTCACCACCGAGGAGGCGATAGAGGCGGGAAGGAAGGGGGGCCTGCGATCCCACATGAAGGGCACCGCGCATCGGTTTACTCAGGAGGAGGCGAAGGCGGCAGGGAAGAAGGGAGCAGCCGCCAAGGAGAGGAAGAGGTTGGAGACTCCTGTACCCCTTCCTGAGGGCGTCCTCCCTCTGAAGAAGGCAACCACGGAGCCCATTCCCTACGATGCCTTCGAGGGGGAGGAAGAATGACGCGCTCTAACTCCATTGGCTTCCTCAATTACCCCCCTGTGCATCAGGTTGAGCAGGGGAAGAGCGTCTACGTGGACGCCGTCAACCACTGCCAGAACTACCAAACCTACCTGGTAGGAGGTAGTAAGGTCAGCTCCGTGCATGAGTGTACCCACGGTATCAACTCCCAGATCAGGAATGCCGGCCCCTCTGGGTGTAATGGCTTCTACTTCCTCATGGACAGAGCTTTCCGAGTCCAGGAGCCGGAGATAAGAAAGAGCGCGTGCATCCCCTTCATCCCCTCCTCTCTGAGGTTCTCGCGCTACTCGCTCTATGTCGAGGGGCAGAGTGAGTGGGAAAATCAGCCTCTTTACATCTTCGATGAGTGGGTTGCCTACCAGAACGGCGCCGCCTGCGTCATCGACCTGGGCAAGGACTACAACGAGGGAAGCACCGACTACATCTTCGGGCCCGTGGAGTTCATTGCTTACGGGACTGCCGTCGTGATGGCAGCCAACGCAAAGGAGCCTCTCTCCCCGGAGCTGAGGGAGCTTACCGCCTTCTGCCTGGAGCGGTCCTTCGAGCTGTACACCGTGGGGATGAAGATTTTACCCTGGGAGGAAGCACACAAGTGCATGGAGATTCTTCGCACCTCTCCTGAAGCCCAGAAGATGCGGGACTTCTGGCGTGACGTGCTCGCCATCGTGCCCTTCTCTACAACCACCTGCCAGAAAAGGGGATAGGACTCCTGAAAAGAAAAGAAGAAAGGGGCTTGCCTTCGCCTCCCTAGTGTATATAATGCCTGAAGGTCGCCCCACGCGAAAGGAGAGTGTACTATGGAAAGAAACCGCCTGAAGGGGCCCATCAAGCGCCCCAGCGATCTCTTCGAGGAACTCCTGGTGGCCGAGTTGCGGAGGGTGGCTGCGCTACCTCATCCCTGGGCTATCTTGGAGAAGGAGGAGTACCCCAACTTCCGGGTGAAGTGGAGGACGGACACCTGGCTCTCGCACGCATGCACAACAGGAGCAGACGCTGCGGGTTTACTGGCCTTCTCTGCGTGGCTCAAGGATGGCCCCGTGATTGCCAGGGTCACCCCCAGCCAGTTCGAGGCCCTCGCAGAGGTCGAGGTGAACCTTGAGGTGTCCGAGATCCACCTGCCCTACCCCTGCGTGGCGGTGGATCTCACCCAGACCGACAGCCTCTTCCGGGTGGTCCTGGTGCATCAGTACGCCCCGGATGTCCTGATCCTCCAGCAGCTCACAGAAAGCCACCAGGATGACATCTGCACCGTTATCAGGCATATCCCCGGCACCTACGCCGAGGAGAGCCTGCGGAGGTTCTACGGCGATCTGGGGGCCGTCCTGAGGCAATCCACCCGGGCCCAGAGGGTAGCCATCAACATGCTCCTCGCCCTCACCCACTTCGGGTCCTTCTCTGAGCTGCTCTTCCCCAAGGAGGCGGAGAGGGATGCGCGCCTCTCCCTGGAGCCCACTGAGAGGGGAGCGAAGGCCAGGATGAGGCTGAAGGAGGCGCCCAGGCTCATCTCCTTCGAGAGGGAGATCATCCTGGCGAAGCGGGTGGACTCCTCAGGGAAGGATCTCCCAGCAGGCACTGGGGGAGAGAAAGGGTTCCATAAGCGGAAAGGCCACTGGTGCTTGCAACCCTGCGGCCCTGGCCACTCCCTGAGGAAGAGGATCTTTCGCGCCCCTGTTTTCGTCCGCATCGACAAGCTGGTGGGCGCCCCCGCGGACACGACCACCATTTACCGGAGCTGAAGATGACCAAAGAGGAGTTGGAGATAGTAGCCCTTCTGGGCGATGTGTGGAACCTGTTCCTGAAGCTGCCTCCTATAGGAAAGGTAGGAGCGTCTCCAACGGACAACGACGCCAGAGAGTTCATCGTGGCGATCCACACAGCGCAGAACATCGTCCTCTCCAGGGATGGATTGCGTTGGATCGAGAAGATGCTCGTGGAGACGGAGAAGAGGAAGAAGGAAAAGGAGAATGGAGGTTAACTATGGACCTGGACTTTCTGCTGGAAGTGTGCAGGCAGGATGATGGCTCGCAGAACCCCTGGGCGGACAAGGCCCTGCGAGCTTACTACCTCGCCACCAGAGGACCATTCACCAGCTATGTCCCACCGGATCGCGTGGGACTTTACCGTGGCTCCAGGGTGATGGATGCACACGAGATCGCACGGGCTCTCCGCAAGAACTACAAGGAAGTGAACAGGACCCGCCCCATCATGTACCTGAGCTAGAAAGGAGGGAGAGCGTGGGAAAGAAGGCGAAGAAGATGAGGGTTACGAAGATCAACCAAACCAGCAAGAAGGTGAAGAAGGGTTTGGCCGGGAAGGCGTGGTTGGACATGCCTCACCGCCAGACCATCTACGGGCACCTGGTGCCCAAGTCCACGGGAGGAGGTAAAGGATGAACCAGATGACCGTTTACGCCGCACAGGCCAGGGCACGCAAGGAAGCCTTCAGGAGCGCACTCCTGAATACGTGCGTCCGTGGCGCCAGGGAGAAGGTTCCCGGCCTTACGCTGGGGAACTGCCTCCTCAATCGGGAGTTTCGCCTGGCCGCCGCCATGCACCTGAGGGGGAGCTTCTTCCTGCCTCCGATTGAGTTCAGCATGCAGGAGGCGAGGATCGATCTCATCATCGAGCTGGAGGCGATGGGATAGAGGAGAAAGAAAAAGGGCCCCCTCCCGCCTGTCCGCCGCAGACAGGAGAGCGCACCGTGGCCGACGCGCTCCGGAGCCGGGAGGGGGCATATCCTTCAAAGAGTCACACCCCAACCCACTTCCCCTTTCACTTCCCCACACCTCTTCACTCTCACAACTTGCTGAGGGTGAAGAGGCCCTTCGTTACCTCCGTGTTGTTCGCAGTGTCTGTGCGGGTGAGGTAGAACTCGTACTGGTTGGGGAAGAGCCCCAAGGTGTCCGCGTTCACGATGGGAATGGTGGCGATACCCACCGCGGGGTTGTTCAGGAGTATGGTGCCTGAAGGGGAGGCGCTCGTCTTCGAGAAGATCACGCTGGAAGGATCTCCGTAAGCGTGAACCACGAAGGTCACCACCCACCCCGTCATGTCCTGGGGGGTCTGCCCATCTTCAGCATAGACGAAGTCCTGGATCTGCTTGTCCTCCCCTACCTTCATCTTGATGTTCCAGATAGGAGGCACAGGAGGATTGGGAGGAGCGAAGGTGTTCACAGTCACTAGTTGCTGGGTGTTGTCCACGTAGGCGATGTGCCCCGAGGGGGTAATCTGGAGAGAGGCGAAGTTCTGGGGGAACGTGGTCTGAGCCATCCGGGAGGAGATCTTGGCATCCAGGAAGTTGCCCAGGATGTAACCTGCCTGCCCAGCCGCGTAGCTTCCTGGTACGAAGGTGGCCCAGGGGTCACTACCACTTCCCCCGGGCGCATTGGCCAGGGACGCCACCGTGTAGATGCTGCTGGAGGCGGTAGTGAAGGCGCCAGCCAGCTGGTGAGCAAGGATGTAGCCAATGCTTCCAGAGGTGCTGAGGTCTCCGGAGATGGTATCTGTGAGGACGGCAGTGGCAATCTGGGCTGTGGTAAGAGTGCCTGGAGGGGAATTATCCAGGTTCTTGATGGTGGTCCCGCTCAAATCCACTGTGGTGGTAGGAGCGTTGATGTGGGCCCAGTCGATACCCACATACCCTGCTGCCCCCGTGGAGAGAGTACCGCGGATGTCTTCCACATCGACCTTGGGGAGGTTGTTCACATCTGTCTGGGCGGTCTGGGCGTTGTACTGGACAACGTTCACTCCAAGCTGCGCAGTGGAGGTGCTCACTGCACTTCCTGAAATGTCCTGCACATCCACCTCGGGGAGATTGTTGGCATCCAGGACCACAGCATGGCCCAGGAAGTCGCGGGTGTCGCTCTGCACGAGGGCGGAGCCTCCAGTGCCGGTGAAGTTCACCGGCTGGGTAGTGCCCTGGTTGGCGTTGATGGTAGTAACAGGGGAGGTAGAAACTCCGTTGATCTGGGTGGCGTTGACCTGAAGTGGTGGCGAGGTGGTGCAATTCAAATCCAGCCCCGTCCCTGCATGAGCGCCTGTGAGGCCATTGCCATTCCCTGTGCCGGTGAAGATGGCCCCATCATTCCCAGCCACAGTCACCGTGCCACCAGCCTTGCTTGTAAGGCCAGCAGCAGAGCCATTGGTAGAGGCTGCTCCTGCGCCACCCACGCAAGACATCCCGGGGGAAGAAGTACCCCCTGAGGTTGTGGAAGCTGCTCCTCCAGTGAGGGTCAAGCCAGCAGTAGCAGGGGTGGCTCCTGAAGCTGCCAGTCCAGTGAAGCTGACTCCTGAACTCACGGAGAGGGGGCCCGTGTTTGCCCCCGAGATGAAGAGGCCACCAGCAGCTCCAGCCGCAGTGGCTACAGGAATGGAAGAGGCCACGATGAGGGTGCCTGCCCAGTACTTCGTGCTTACATTGGGGGCGTTGTTGCTGTCCAGGGTGACAGCCTGGGCGTGCCAGTCTTCTACATCCACCTTCAGGAGGTTGTTGCCATCCAGAGCAGCAGCCTGCCCAGCAATGTTGACCACGTTCACTCCCAGTTGCGCGGAGGAGGTAGAAACGGCGCTTCCCGAGATGTCCTGGATGTCCACTTCTGGGAGGTTGTTTGCGTCCAGCACCACCGCGTGACCGAGGAAATCCCGCGTGTCACTTTGCACCAGGGCGCCGGCTCCAGTCCCCGTGAAGTTGATAGGCTGCGTGGTGCCCTGGTTGGCGTTAATGGTGGTCACGGAGGAAGTAGACACTCCGTTAATCTGGGTGGCGTTCACCTGCAAGGGAGGGCTGGTGGTGCAGTTGAGGTCCAGGCCCGTTCCTGCATGGGCTCCTGTAAGGCCATTCCCGTTTCCCGTGCCAGTGAAGACCGCTCCATCATTACCAGAGACAGTAACCGTGCCGCCTGCAATGGCCTTCAATCCAGCCGCGGAACCGTTTGTGGAGGCTGCTCCTGCTCCTCCGGTGGCCAGGATTGCTGCTCCTGAGGTGCCTCCTGAGGATGTAGAAGCAGCTCCTCCGGTGGCGCTGATGCCATTACCGGCTGCATTGCCTCCAGATGCCGCAGCACCCGTGGCGTTGATTCCATGCTTGGCGGTGCCCGAGCCTGCGAAGGTGGCGCCATGACCACTAACGGTAGAGGTGAGGATGGCATCTCCCGAGGTGGCCCCACCCACCGTCTTCAGACCATTCCCCGTGGCGCCTCCCGTGGTGAGGATGCCTGCCCCAGTGCCGTTACCAGAGGCGTTAAGCCCGTTGCCATTGGACCCGGAGGAAGTGAGTGCCAGAGCATCCCCAGTGCTGTTGGAGAAGGTGACACCACCAGAGATACTCATGGGTCCTGTATTGGTGCCGCTGATGAGGAGGCCACCTGCTGCCCCTGCTGCCGTGGCCACGGGAATGGAGGCGGCGTTGATGGCGGTGCCGGCCCACTGGACGCAGTTCACTCCCAACTGGGCGGTGGAGGTGCTCACAGCGCTTCCGGAGATGTCCACCAGATTGATGCCAGGGTAGCCGTTTGCATCCACCACGTCTGTATGGAAATCAAGATTGACAGGGACTGCGCCTGTAGCTGTGAAGAGGAAGCCTACATCTGTGGCGTTGGTTTCAGACTGGGTAGGAGCATAGTTGTACTGGCCGTTACCCAGGTTTGTAACTGTACCTGCTCCTGAACCCTGGGCGCCATTGTCCTTGGTGACGAAGACGCTCACTGTAAGACCAGCTACGCCCAGCCCCGTGCTCGTGGAGATCATCAGGAAGGTCATGTTCTGAGAGGCCACGTTCTTCTGGAGAGATGCCATGTTACCTCCTTCCTGGGAAGTTGAAGCTGCGATTAGCCGCCCACCAGGGAGAAAAGGTAGGTGGTGGCGGAGGCGATGGGGCTGCGGCACCAGGAACGATTACCCGCGCTGGTGTACGGTTCAGGAGTCCGGGACATCCGATCTTGGAGTTCGTATAGAGGTCGAAGGCTTCCCCAGGAGTGATGATCCTCCGGTACAGCCTCACGTCATCCACCTGGCCGTTCAGGAAGCCGAAGCTGGACTGGTTACCACCTATTTGAAGTGGCTGGGCGGCATCAGTCGTCTGGGTGCCTGCGCCCGCTATCGTGGCGGCGTTGGCTACAGGATTCCCGTTCATGTACCAGGCTATGGACGCGGTGTCCTGTCTCGGCCCCGCATAGGTGACAGTGAAGTGATACCACCTCCCAACCGCCAGGGCACCCGTAGACGCCTCTGCCACGAGATTGGTGGTCCCGAACTCAACTGTTAGACGTGGTTGCTTATTGACGCTGGCCTGGGCAACGCACCACCCCTTGTCGCCTAGGGCGTTGTCGTTCCGCTGGATGACTGCCCCGTTCGTCGTGGCCAGGTTGATGCACAGCCAGAAGGACGCCGACATCGGGCCCATCGCCAGGTCTCTGGTAGGAACCAAAGACCCTAGAGGGGAGAGACTAGCGAAACCAGTGCTACCATCAAACAAGAGGCTGCCCCATCCTCCAGGGCGAGGGCCGGCAAGAGAGTTCGACACTCTCCAGCCGTTTGTATTAGGAGTAGTAATGACCTGGGTGAAGGAGAGGGCCGCTCCGCGAGTATTGTTGATTAGGTTATGAACCAGGAATCCCCGCATGAGCTGGGGGAGGGCCATCTGCCAGAAGACAAGGCTCTTCGCCAGCGGGTGCCCCCAGTTGACCGGGTTGGTGTAGTCCGGCTGCCTCTGGGGGTCCCAGGCAGGCTGGAAGATAACAGCCGCCTTCGGGACCGCGGCTGGTACACTGACCCACTTCGGGGTGCGGTTGAGCAACCCCGGACAACCCAGGCGGGAGTTCGTGTAGAGGTCGAGTGCCTCCGCCGGGGTGATAAGGCGGCGGTAGAGGCGCACGTCATCTACATAGCCGTTGGCCGTGCTCCAGGCGTTCTGCCCGCCCAGCATGAAAAGGTTCTGGTTGGCGTCCGAGGTCGGGCTGCCCACCCCCGCGTTGGTGACGCTATCCGCCACCGGGTTGCCCATGAAGTACCAGAGCACAGTGGACGCACTGCCCGCCTGGGGGCCGGCATAGGTGACAGTACAGTGATACCACTTCTTGGCTGCCAGTGTCCCCGTAACCGCGGTCACGGTCAGGTTCGTCGTCCGCTGGGAGGTGAAGCGAAATTGCTGCGATGAGTTCTGAAACCCTACTACCCAGCCCTGGGTCCCCGTGTTGTTGTCATTCCGCTGGATGACCGGCGAGTCCGCGTTGATGACGTTCAGGAGCATCCAGAAGGAGATGCTCATGGGACCTAGAGCAAGATCCTTTGTGTAACTGTCCCGCTTGAAGGCCACGGCATTCGCTGAGGATGCGGCACCGCCACTGTTGAGGAGGGCCCCGAATCCGCCGGGACGTGGCCCGCCCCTGTCCGGACCCACCCGCCAGCCGCTCGAACTCGGGGCAGCGTTGGCAACGGCATAGAACCCGTTGTTGAGTCCGCACAGATCGAAGACCTGATCCCCCTGCATCCACTGAGGGAGGGCCATCTGCCAGAAGATGAGGCCATTGGCGAGAGGGTGGCCCCGGTTGAGCGGCCTGGAGTAATCCACCTGGCGGCCGGCATCGTAAGCAGGAGTGAAGAGGGTCGTGGCCATGAAGCCCTATCAGGCGTAGGCGGTGACGAGGTAAGCGGTCCCAAGCTGCACGGTGTAAGTCACGTTGGCGTTGCCGCCACCAGTGAGTACAGCAACATAGAAGATCCCGTTCCCCACGTTGATATCCCTCCTCGCCACCTGGAGGGCCGCCGTGGGCAGCGGGAATGCAGTGGCGGCGTTCTGCACCGTCTCGTAGGTGGCGCCGTTATCGGTACTGCGGAATGTATAAACTTCTGCACCAGCAGATATCCCAGTAGTATTGGGATAGGCCACCATTACCGGCACCCAGCAATCAAACCCACTCGTATTGGCAAACGAGAAGGTGATGTACTGAGACTGGGTGGTCTCAGCGCTGGCGACATAGGTGGAGACTAAGGAGATGAACGGGTTGGCCATTGTCTACTCCCTAAACCCCGGTACAGGGATGGGTGCTGAGGAGTCCAGAGTATCAGGGTCATAGTCGGTCTGGGTGATGGCTTTTATAGCCAGGTGATTGCACTCCACTCTGAAGTCACACCATGCGGGGATCTTGAGAAGGTGCAGCCTCCAGAAGAAGGAGTGATCCTCACTCAGGCCCTCTACTCTATTGAAGGGCTCCTCCTTTAGCTCCACGCGAATCCTGTCGAAGACCTTCCTTCGCACCAGCAAGCAACCGGCTCCTGCGGAATCTACCTTCAGGATCTCACTACCATCAGGCCATTTGGCGATGGCATGGACGAACTTATTTTCCCCCTGCCGGAGGAAGAGGACGGGGGAGTAGGGGGGACTCTTGAACTGATAGAAGCCGGTCATGACATCGAGGCCATTAGCGTCCATGCGGTGCAGAAGGCGCACCAGCAAATCGGGCTCGAAGGCGTGGTCGGCATCCAGCATCAGGAGCCAATCTCCCAGGAAGCGAGCTGCCAACCCATTCCTGGCAGGCCCATGATCGGAGATAGCCGCTCTATCTGCGTGGATGAACTCATCAGGAGAGCACAATGTCTCCTGGGAGTGAACAAGAAGCTGCGCGAAGGACCAGCAGAACCTCTCCAGGACAGCAGGGAGGCCCCCCAGGTAGGTGATGGTGCCTATAGGTTTCCTACCGAGAAGCATGCACCCTCCTGGGCAAGCCTGCCACGAAATCAGCATCCGCACCGCTCAAAGACAACCACACCTGCTGAATGGCCCTCTCCTTCGCACGGCGGCAGGTCTGGAACCCATCGCCATACACCACATCACTGGCGTATTGGACATAGGGCAAGTAGTGCAAACAGAGGCAACAGATCTTCCGCTCCTGCTTGCCGATGGCCTCGTGGACATACTTCTCCGTCCTGATGAAGACATCGGGGACTTCCGACTTGCAGCATTCACATTGCACAGCCGTCCTCCTTCTTCGCCACCCTCTTCGCGTTGGTGACCTCAGCGCCTCTACGAGCACCTCGAAGGATCTCCTCCCGGGTGAACTTGTGAGCCTTGCCGCGCTCGTGGACTACCTTCCCTCCCACATGGCATTGCCAGCGGTGCTGTTCCGGAGTCAGCAGGGCGAATCCCCTCTTCCTCATGGCCTACTCCTTGATGACGAGCTTCTCGTAGTCGTTCCAGAAGACCTTGTCATTCGTATGGATGACGCTGGTCTCGGGCACGTAGTCGTGGTAGCCGAACACCAGATCACAGCGATGCCCGAGCTTCTTGGGCCACCTGCCAGGGTCCGTTGTGGGCATGGTGAACTGGAGCAGGTGGTAGACTCCCTCCTCTCTCCATGCCGGCCAGATCTTGCTCCAGTGAGCACCCGCCTGGGCCTCGGGGCACCAATCCACCTTCCGGTCTGCGGCGATGGGGAGCAGTTTGGTGTCCAGAAGGAAATTGAGGTTGAACGTGATCCCCTGGAAAGCGGGTGCCCAGTTGTGAGGGCCCCAGGAGATCGGGCCACCTATAGGAGCCGTGGCGATAGCCTTCCCGGATAGATAAAACCTCTTCAGGAAGGAGGAGAAGGTAGGCCAGGAGAGGGGCACAGAATCTGGATGCAGGAGTGTAACCACATCGCAGTCCGCCCTCCTGGCAGCACGTACCAGGGCGTTGAGGGAGTCCAGGATACCCAGGCACTTGTCTTCCTGAAACTTCTGGATCACGGTCTCGTGGGCACCCGGAAGGTCAGCCTGGTTTGTGCCATCCACACTGGCCAGGACCCGAGAGAAGGGGGAAAACTGGCGCAGGATGGCCACCAGCCTCTCGGCCTGCGCCCGGTCATTGTGGACATTAACTAGGAAGGCGTGCATGGGGTTCCTTTCAGCTCATGCTTCTCGACCCAGTAGCCCAGTGGTCCAACACGCAGCCAGCAGGCCACGCAGCGATCCTGGTAAGGCCAGCGCCAATCTTTGGCCTCAATCCGCACAGGCCCAGGTGGAACCGCTCTGGCGGCATCCTCCAGGGAGGCAAACACACCCTCCACCTCGAAGCCCTCGGCGCCGTCGTGTGACAGCAGGACGAAGACCTCACTCACGCAGCCACCTCCTTGAGGGCCTCCTTGACGCACTCCCAGTGACCCCAGAATATGGGACCTCCTGTAGGGGCTATCACCTTTATTTTCTCACTTCTCTGGCAGACCACGCAGACTGCGTTGGAGCGATAGAGCCACCCGGGAAGGGCTTCCAGAAGGTTCAATTCCTCAACCGTCAACATGCGGCACGGCCGCACCAGGTCATCCACAGGTCACCTCCTTGGGCTGCAACGCCCACTCCTCAAGCTGGCTCGCAATCACTTCCCAGTCAAACTTCTTCCGGGCCCAGGGCACCATCTCCCTCCTTATATTCTCCTGACCCACGGGGTTGGCGGCTACCCTTCTTACCGCATCACTGAAGCGAGCCAGGGTAAGGGGGTCTCCAGGGTCACCTGGGATGATCCAGCCATGCTTCACGTTGTCTGCAAGGGCCCAGACGGGAGAGCAGATGGGCATGCACCCACACGCCTGGGCCTCCATGCACTGGATGCAGGAGGTCTCAGTGAAGCCAGTACAGTAGACCCACATTCCCGCGGAGAGCATCTCCCTCCAGAGGTCCGGTTGCCCGAGGCGCCCCCTCCAGGTGATCCCAGGCTGCTCCAGGAGGGGGATGGCCCTTCTCTTGAAGTCTGCCCAGGAGGACTTCGGGTGGTCGCGGACGATCTTGTCGATGTTGTCCCAGCCGTAGCAGACGGAGAGCTTCAGAGAAGGTTCATACTCCCTGGCCCTCTTGAAGATGTTCAGGAGTGGTAGTAGTCCTCTATCTGGAGAGGAAGCATAGACGATCTTCTTTGGATCACGCTCCAGCCTGCCGCATGGGTCTTTCGTGTTCCCAGGGCAATTGCAGGACGGCCAATTGCAACCAGGAGTCATTGCCCGTGCCAGGTTCTCCACAGCTTCGATCCCGTCCGTGCAGATGCCGTTGCTGGAGACGCACACCTTCTCCGCCACGTCCGGGTAGCGGTAACGCAGGTGGCCGGCGTGCGTCTGGCACAGGGCGATGATACGGTCGAGCTTCTTTCGTCTCGCCTCATTCAGCCCGGCTAGTGGCCCGCTGTCGGGATAGTCTACGTCCTGGCAGATTAACCACAATTGCTGTCCTGGATGTTCCTCAGGGAAGTGATCCAGAGCATCCGGGCAGCGATAGAGAAGCCATACACCTGGCCTGGTGAAGGTGACATCATGGCGGTGCAGCCAGTCTACACCACCAGGACCTGGAGAAAGGCAATCCTCGGGGATGGGGGCATAGGAGAGTACGTCATGACCGCGATCAGCCAGGCGGCGAGAAAGCTCTACATGGGAGGTTTCACTTCCCCCAATACCATTCAGAGTGGGGTTTCTCCAATCCCAGTCCTCGAAAGATACTGGACTATAAAGGGTGAACCTCATGGCTCCTCCCCCCGGGAGAGGATGGTAAGCCCACAGCAGTTCCGGTAGTGCCTCATCACTTTCCACTCGGGATGTGTCTGCAGGAACCTTCCCAGGGCCAGCAAGAGGCCCTCCCTCTTGTCCTCGCCAATTACCCCCCACTCCTGAGTGTCATGCAGCAAGATCCACTTACTTACCTTCTCGGCATGCAGCTCCAACTCCCTGTGCAGAATGGTTCCTGCATGGAAGGTGTCGATGAGGAGGAGATCCGTTGGCTCGATCTCTACCTCCCTGGTGTCCCCCTGGATAAAGAGCCAGCAATCCCATGCCAGAGGTCCCAGGGCGGCCACCGTCTGCGTGCAAGGGTCGCGGTCATAGGAGATGAGGCGCCCGTGTCCCTCCTTGCAGCCCATCAGCAGCGCCACCGTGGAAACCCCATGACGGACGCCGAATTCCGTGACGTGGGTACAGCGGGAGGCCAGCTTGCGCAGGAGAGGGCAGTGATCCCGCATGTCCGAAGATGCGACGCACACCTCGGCATAGGCCGCCTCAAGGTTTGGAGAGGTCAGGTGTGTCATCAGTTGAAGTCGTTGAAGATGGCGGAGACCGCGTTGTTGATGTCCGTGTCTGCTTGCGAGGCAGCGACATTGAGCTGGTAGTGGTTGCTGGCTGGGTAGTCCGTCTGGGTTGTACTCAACACCGCCACCGGCAGCAAGTAAAGCTGGGCATAGTTTGACTGGTTCAGGAGGATCTGCTTGGCCTGAGCCGCTCTTGCTGTGTGATTGACCACAGACACCCCTGCTGTGGTGCGAGACACCGATGGGGTAGGGGTGGAGCCTCCTGTCAGGCTGTTCGTGCCAATCGTGATGAGATTGAGAGGCAGGTTCCCCAGCGTACCAGCGAAGGTGATCGTGATTGGCGTTCCAGGCAGGGGACCACCTGTGCAGATCACGTTTCCACTACCAATGGAAGTAAGGTTCTGGAGAGCCGTCTGTACTGTGGCGGCGTTGGCGTTGAAGGCGATGGTGACAGTAGTTTGCCCTGCGTAGGTGAGGGTGAACGTACCCCCTGTAGGACCACCAGAGATGGAGAGGGTCTGGACCTCATTGGCCACCTCTGTCCCAACGTTCACGGCCGCCTGCACCACCGCGGCAGCAACCCTCTGCTGAAAGTCACCTACGGAGGTGATCTGGACTGCATCGGACAGGCTCATGGTATTACCCTCCCGAGATGCCCGTGATTGAAACCGTCTTCGTGTAGATGCAGGAAATTTTGGTGGGCGGGCCGGTAAACTGAGGCACGAAGGTAACCCATTCCTCTGTGTCTTGGAAGGCCACTGGGTAGGAGTAGGTTGTCTGTACCTGCATCACCCAGGGGGCCTCATCATCACTCCAGGGCCCCAGGAGCTGCACCCCCTCGCTTTCGTCCTTGGAGAGAAAGGGCGCCCAGGGAACCCGTTGGATGGGCGTAAAGGGGCCCTGCTCGTCCTCCAGGGGCATGTTTGCGAGAAGGGTAGAGATCTCCTCGAAGGCGGCTACTGGAGCATTCCAGTACCCCTGCGTGGTCCCGGGGGAAAGATACTCCTCCTGCTCCAGGGCAAAGTTCATGAGGAAGGCAGAAGCTCCTACCTCATCGTCTGCAGAAAGGAGAGGGGTCCAGGGCACCTGCTGCTGGAGGGGAAGGAAACCCTCTTCCTGCTCATAGGGGAAGTTCAGGAGTGGGGAGGTTACTTCCTCAGGAGCGGGAAGGAAAACACCCCAGGGTACTCGCTGCTGAGGAAGAGATGGCTGGTCCTCCTGATCCACCCCCAAAGTAAACCACATCTCGTCTTCCTTCCCTGGTGAGGTGTGGACTTCCCCCGGGGGAAGAGGGATAACCTGGATGCCTGGAGGGAAGTAATCCTCGCTCTCCACGTTGATGGGGGTGATGCCCTCGCTTTCATCTCCTGCGGCAGGAGGAGGAGGAAGGAATGGCCTTTGCATTCCTGGGGGGAAGTAGTCCTCCTGCTCTGGGGTGTAAATCAGGACCTCATCTCCCTGCACTGCGGTGAGAGGTGGGTAAGGAGTTTGCTGAGTAAGAGGGGGGGAGGGGTTTTCTTCCTGCTCCAAACCGAAGTTCAGGAGGCTGACCCCTTCTTCCTCGCTCAGAGACGCCATCAGAGGAGGGGTAGGGATGCTCTGTGCAGAGGGAAGAGCAAAGAGGTCATCTTCCCAGCGCAACTGCCCCAGGGTGCCAGACTCCTCGGTATCGGGGGGGAGGAAGACCCGGGTGAGGACCTTCTGAACAGGGAAGAGGACCAGCTCGTCTGCATCGATTCCAGGACCTACCAGAGGGATGAGGTCTTCGTCTACCGGGCTTCCATTGATAGCTGGCAGGGAAGGGGGCAAGGCATAGAGGCTGGAGGGAAGAGGCGGTGGTTCTTCCTGATCCAGACCCAGGAAGTGCAAGGCGATGCCGGCATCTTCATCAAGGGCTACCGAGGTATTTGTGGGATAAAGAACTGGCGGCTGCGCAGGGGGGAGCCCCTGGCTTGCGTAGAATGCCTCCTCCTGCTCTATACCAAACTGGATGCCTGCAATACCCTGGGCCTCATCGTCCTGCGCGGCGGCGAGCAGGGAGAGAGTATTCAGGATACGAGGGTTCTGGATGGGATAGAGGAGTTGCAATCTAGGCTGCCTCCTTACCTTTCAGCAGCATCTCGGGGAAGCAGTAAAGAATCTTTCCTGTACCTGGCCTGCGCTCAGGCTTCCTTCCCGGTCTGCGAAACCAGGTGTAGGAGGGCTGGATTATCAGCCCTTCATCCTCATCCACCATTGGGGCTGCGAGGGCTGCTGAAAACTGTGAGGCAGACCAGGACACACTCGATCCAGCGGTGTACGCCGCACCCTGAGGCGAGGTGGCACTGAGGAGGTAGGCACCATCAAAGAAGGAAAACGTCTCCTTCACCGCACCACCACCTGCTGCTGTGTAACCTCCTGGAGCTGTCATGCTCACGAGCTGGGAGGAAACGGCACAACTGAAGACCGGCTCCCCGCTGGTGAAGGACATGCTCGCAGGGGCGGGGGCCGTACTCGTCCCTGTGAGGCTGGAGGCATTGTCCGTGGAGACAATCCCGTTTACCTCCAGCGTGTCAATGAAAAGGTCCCCGGTTGTCTCATTGGCTACTGTTACCGTGGCATGAACGCTGCTGCCCACAGTGATGCTGTAGGTGACGAAACAGCAACTCCACGGACCAGACCCAATACCGTTGTAGCCCAGGCGGGAGTATGAGCTGCTAAGAGTATCTGTGCAGGTAATATCCGTATTTACCCTATGGGAGGATGAGTTGTACCCCCCGCACAGAACCACGATGGCATTACCGGAAGTGGTAGTAAGGGAGAAATTGAGGGAGTTCAGAGTGGTAACGGTGGTATTACCCTGAGTAACTGTACTCTGGACAATCGAGGCAGACACAGTTACCTCCCCTCACTCCCGAACCCTCTTCAGGCGACGGCGTTGACCTCGTCCGAATTGGCCCCCGCAGGATGATCGCTTGCTGCCTTCGGGAGGGAGGAGAGGATCTCCTTCAGGTCCTCCACATTGACCTGAGGGGAGGTGAAGTGGAGCGTCCAGTGCTCCGCCTCCATCGGCTGGTATACAACACCACCCTTCTTGTGAAAGTGCTCTGCCTCCTCGTTCGTGAGGGGCTTGTCGGTCTTGCCGCCCAGGTTGTGCTGGTTGGTGGTCAGGATCCCCAGGAGGAAACCCTGGAAGGTGGAGGTCCGGCCCTTGTAGACCCGGTAGCCCTCAGGAATCTTGTAGAAGGTGACACTCATGATCTTCTATCTCCTGCGCCTGCGGAGGCGTCTTCGATACCTGCAAGGGAGGATGACTCGCCTCCGGATGATCTGAAGGCGAGGAGGACGGGGGTACTTGTGATGCACCTCATTCGAGGGATCTTTGTACCCCCCATTTCTACTGCGAGAACCCAAGCGAGAGGGGTCTTACCCTTCCTGATTGTCCCACTCGGCCTCGAAGTTCAGGGAGGCAGTGGGGGAAGCGCTGAACAGGTCCATGCTCTTGTTGGCATTGCCATCCAGGAGTGGCACGTCATCGGGGTTGATTGCCACCCAGCCGCCAGGACCGCTCGCACCCATGCTGCCCAGACCAACGACGACGGGACCACCCGTACCACTCGTGACCACGGCTGTACCACCACCCGAACCCATCCCTGCGGTGGCCACGCAGGCAGGGGCCAGGTTGTTCTTCGGCTGAGGCGTCGTTGCCTGTCCTCCTGAGGAGGTGCCAGATGTCCACTGCTTCAGACGGATGACGATACCCGAGAGTGCCGTCAAGCCGCCACCTTTACCCTGGACGCGCAGGGCGATCACCGTGGCTGGCCGGGACGCACCTGGCTTGAGGAAGGCGAAGTCAAGCTCCGTATTGGCGCTGCCCGAGGTGGTGTAGTTCTCGAACACCTGCTTCGTGGCATTTGCGTAGATGAAAGGCATGGATTATCTCCTGTTGCCTGGACACTGCTTCTGCTTGGGTTCCGGCCTCCTGCCAAGTCCTACCATCCTAACGCATCACTCTTTCCCCTGGGAAGGGTCTAGGAGGGGACGGGGAAGGGGCTCTCTTTCTCCAGAAGCTCCAGGGCCTTCCCAAGTTTACCACACTCCTGAAGGGCGAGGAGTTCCTCCCCTGTGAGGTCCCGCCCGAACTTCTTCCTCATCTCCTCCTGCACACTCTTACAGAACTCATCATCCGGCTGGGCATAGGTGCCTGCAATGGCTCCGTGGGTCTCGAAGCACTTCGCACAGAGCCAGAAAGCGAAGGAGGTGTTGTCCTTGGGGACGTAGCCGAACTCCTTGCCGCAATTCGCACAGTAGACCATCACACATTCACACCTCACCGTGGTGCCGTCGGGCATGGGCCAGTCCACCATCTGACTCCCGAAGGTGGGGTGATGCGTGAGGCGCGAGTCAGGGAGGATGTGGGCATTTCCTGGGTTCATGAGTGCCCCTCGAACGAGGTTACTGTCACGTCTGGGGGAGAATAGTCCGGGCAGGTCTGGCAGCAGTAAACCCCCTCCAGGGCCCTCTGTGGGGTGCATTTCTCATGGAGGGCACAGGCGAAGAGCTTCAGGAGTACCTTCCCTTCGCATGATGGGCACTCCTGTACTTCTCCAGTGGCGTCCCCCAGATGCCTGCAATATCTTCCCCGGGGGAAAGGAGGAGAAGGGAGAGGAGGAGTGGAAGAAGGCATCTTGCTCTCCAAGGGGAGGAGAGGCCCTACCTCGTCCGGCCAGTTCATGAGCTTCCGCCAACATAGCAGACACTGATCGTAGGTGTAGAAGCCCCTTCTGGCCTCTCTGCCTGGGTGCTTACCGTCACAGATATTGTGGAGGTTATAGCTCATCTTATAGGGTGATAGTGACCGTGAATGGACTAGGGGGGCAGCCTCCATGAGGGCAGCAGGTTATCGGGTCCGTACAGGGAATAGTAGCTCCTGAGCATCCTGCGGAAACTCCACTGGGTCCATTGAAGACTCCTGTGAACTGGAGGAAGGGTGGGTAACAGGTTCCCGTTACGCTGGTGGTAAAGAGCAGGGTAAAGGATGGCACAGTAGGGTAAGGAGGGATAGAAATCGCCTGAAACTGGAAGAAGTTAGGGAATCCCTCTACGTGTAAGCACTGGAGGAGGAAGGTAGTTGGGTATCCTGTGCAAGGGTCTCTGGTTCCAGGAGGAGAGGCCCAGGAGAATGAACTCATGTTCAAGAGCAAGGGAACCGTGAAGCCGTTCCAGCAGCCGCAAGGAGAGGTTGTGACAGTAAAGGTAGCATGGAGGATGGTGGGAAGCCCAATCAATCCCCCAGCGGCGTCTCCAATAGCTGCACAGGCTCCCTGAATGCAGGAGTTCGTAAATGGGGGAGAGGGGCAGCACCCGGTGGGGTTATTAACACACACTGGAGAGGCAAAGGTAGGTGGTGCCTCCAGGCCCACGACTGCTGTAATGTATTCGGCACTGATGCCAGTCACCACCTGGATGGTGTGACCTGCGAGATCAGATAGTGCTACTCCGAAGGTTGGGCAAACGTTGTCCAGGTACTTCAGGGTCGCATAGAAAGGGGTGTCAGGAGTGGTGGGTGCTGAGAGATCCACCAGGTAGGTCCAATCCACCACGGGATCGAAGTAAGCTCTGGTGGCTCGGTGGACGCTGTTGATGGTAATGGTCTGACTATTAGCCTCATAGATAGGGTTGTTCCCTACACTCCCGAACCTGCCTCCTGGGCGATCCCGGAAGGAAGCTGGCCCCACAGGGTCTTGCTCGCGCCAGGAGTAGAACTTTCCACTCTGGGAGAGGATCTTGGCCCAGAAGGGCTTGTTGAGTTGCGCCCAACTCTTCTCCTCCCCCACGAAGGTTCCGCCATGTACTTCCTGCTCGTACATCTAAATGACTCTGAAGAGATCAGTGAAGTCCGCGAACTGGTAGGGGGTGGTGAATGGGCCGGTGTCTCCGCCATTCTCATCCTTCTGGGCTCGCACAGGCGCCCACAGACCGTTGCCTGATTGCGGCATGAGGTTGTGCCCACCAGCCCAGAAGGGGATGTTTGGATCTCCTGGTGGGTCGAAAAGATCCCAGTGGAAGGTTACATCATACTGAACCTGGGAGAGGGCCTCGGCACCCTTGAAGAAGGGAATGCCCATGAGCACCGCTGGCATCTGGAGAGGTTTGGGAGTGAACTCCACGCCTTCCAGGAGGAGGGTGCCTACAAGCATGTTAAGAAACATCTTGGCAGGATCTTCCTTGTCAGCGATCACTATAGCCAGGTTGTCACCACCAATCTCTGAATTAACACATCCCAGAATAGCCTCCCCAGCCTCGTAGATGAAAGGCTCCGTGCTCCCAGCAGCCCCAAAAGTAAGAGGGTTGCTGGTGGGGGTTTGCGTGTAGAGCTGGTTGACTGGGGGGCCCTGGGGGGAGCCATCCTGGAGCAGGGAGAACAAGCACTGCTCTGGGACCTCATACCAGGTTCTCTTGAGCTTGACGTGGGTGACCTTCTGCCCAACGGCGCCAGGGAATCCCCCCAGTCCACCCTGGGTCCATACGAAGGTCTGGCCCTCGCGGGTGAGCATCTGCACGTCTGGCACCCAGGCTCTATCGAAGAACCTAAGGTATTCCGCCTGGTAGGTAAGACCTGGAACGGGCTTGCCCGTTTTTGGGTCCGGCATTAAGTCCGGCATGATTACGCTTTGGTCCGAGCGGACATAATAGGGTGGCCGCCAGAACTGGAGAGTAAGTTGAGCGATAGAGTATGCACTCATGGGCCCCAGGTTGTTTAGGGTTCCTCCTGGGGGGAGCTTGAGAGGGATACCGGAGAAGGTCTTCCCCTCGAAGCGGATACCTTTGACCTCTGTGATGGCTTTCACGAAGAGCTGGTTGGCATAGGGATGCTGCCAGGGGAGACTCCTGGAGAGGCGGGGTACTTTGGCTCTCCCTTTTTGCCAGCTAATCGTGTCGCGGAACGAGAAACCTAGAAGCTGCTGTAAGGCAAGGGCCAGGTCTGACCAGAAGATATAGATACTCATTCCCAGTCCAACCCCGTCTGGCCCGGCGTGCATGGAGAAAGTACCACCACCGGGTTCCTGGACCTCGGCCCACGGGAAGGAGAGGCCGGAGAGTAACTGGATATGCAGGTTGGGGAAAGGATGTGAGGGATTGGCCATGTTTTAGTCAAGGGTGCGGTACTGACGCCGCTATTGCCACTCCTCTTCCTGTGGCCAGTATCTTCGCCTTGTTCTCCGCGATGTATGCCTGCTTTTGCTGTTCCAGCTTCTTGTGCTCCCCAGCCCACCACTTCCCGAAGTTGTACATGCTCGTCCAGGGGAGCAGACCGCCCGATTTCGCCACAGACGCAGCCGCTTCCTTCGTGCCGATTCCTACACCGCTGGCAACCGCCCAGATCTGCCTGGCCCAGAGGAAGATTTCATCCAGCTTGGGAATGATACCCTTCACGGAGTGCCAGTTGTTCTTCAGGAAGTTACCAGTGTCCTCCCAGAACTTCGCCATCGTGTTGTACAGCTTGAGGGCGTCCTCATCGATCTTCTTCATGTCCAGGGCGATCCTCTTCATCTCACCCTGCCAGGTCATCCTTCCTGGCTCCCGGAAGGCGGCGAGCTGAAGTTGCTTCCCGTACTCGGAGAGGGAGGTCATGGCAGCAGGTTGAGCCCCAGCGCCCTCCTGGCTGCGAAGATCCCCCCTCCTGTTGAGCCATGACCATATGCCTGATGCCCTACCACCAAAGACCCCACGCAGGGCAGACACCCACATCATCGTTGCTCGCGCTGCCACCGCCAGCCAGTGAGAGAGCTGCCGGATAGCATCGATGAGGACCTCACGAATCATGGGTCCCACTTCTCGGAGCATCTCCCGCCACTCCTTACCCATCTGGGCGAAGGCTTGACGGAACTCGCTCATGGCCCCTCTTACCTCCTCGGAATCGGGGAGGATGTTGGCCATCGTGTCACCGAGTAGCCGAACCCCTTCCCTCATCATCTCCAGCACGGGAAGGAAGGTTCTACCGATGACACCCTGGAAGTTGGTGAGGGCCACCTCCCACATATGGAATTGCCCTGGAGAGGCAACCTTCGAGAGGGAGACCATCGTGGTAGTGATGTCCTCCAGAATCCTGGGCAGGCCAACGATGGAATCGAGCAGGGGGCTGAGGACGGTGCCAATGATGGGAATGGACTCGATGATCTTGGCAGTGGTTCCCAGCGTCACGTTGAGAGCAGCAAAGCCGATCCCCAGAGGACCCAGGGGGCCCTGTATTGCGTGCAAACTGGTGCTGATGAACTCCAGACCGGAGCCAACAACCTGGAGGGGAATAGAAGCCAGGCCGGTAAGAGAGGTGGCCAGGTTGCTTACCCAGCCGATGACGACGTTGATCTGCATGGGGGAAATGTGTGGGAGGACCTTCTTGGCTGCTCCTCCAGCCATTGCGCCTACATCTCCCATCGTCTCCATGAACATCCCTAACCAGCTCTGGGGTTTCTTGCCGCCTTTACCTCCTGTAGGCGGGCCACCTCCACCTCCTCCTGCTCCTCCTCCAAAGGGACTTACCAGACCAGCCGCCAGGTAGGCACCCTCTACTTTCAGTCGCTCCTTGGCAAGGGTCTTCTCCTGGGCAACACGCAGGGCCAGAACATCCGGGTCACGGGCCAGCTTCATGGCGAGAAGCTTCTGCTCCTGCTCGACGGCCATGCCCATCATGGCGCCATGCTTGGCCTCCTTGAGGACATCCCCATAGCTCGTCGGCATCGTCCGGGCCTTGGTGGCCTCGGCGGTCTGCTTGGTCTGGAAGATGCTTCCTAGAGTGGCCTCCTGACGAACCGCAGCCCCCAGAGTGGGATTGAGGACACTGGCGAGGGCGTTGGCTGCCTTCAGTTCGGCCTCCAACTGCTCCCGGTTACGCCTCTGCTGCTCCCCCTGCTGCCTCTGGAGGGCGAGCGTCTGCTCGTTGACCTTGTAGACCTCCTGAAACTTCTTCAGGAGCTGGTCAACGTCAGAGTCTATCTTCAGCTTGAGGGGATCGTCTGCCATTTACTGTTCAGGAGTGGAGGCTAGTCTTCCTCGTTCAGGACCTTGCCGAACTTGGGGTTTGCCTCCAGGAACATTTGCCAGGCTTCGTCTGCCTGCTCGAAGGGGGCTTTCTGGTGCCTCTTGGTCTGGTAGAACATTCTCTGGTAGGAGACAGGGTGGGAGACCACGCGCATTCCCTCCTCATCCACTTCCACCCCAGGAGGAAGTCCCCTGGGTATGCGGATGAGTGCTCCGTATCTGTTTCGAGGGCGCATGAGGACGTAGCAGGTGATAAGGGGGTCGAAGCCAGCAACCTGCTCCAGGGTTTTACCGGCATGGAGAAGCTCGGCCACGATCTCCGCTGGCCGGAGGGGAGGCATCTCCTCATCCTCTTCCTCCTCGAACTCCTCTTCTAGTCGTCCATACTCATCGGCTTCCTCGTCTTCGCATCCCTCTTCTGAGTCGTCCTCCCGTTGCCCCCCGAAGCCTCCTCCTCCGGGGACACCTCGTTTCCCTCCGCCCAGTGAATGGCGAAGGTGCAGGCGCTGGCATTCTCCTTCCAGATTGCACGCACCTGGGAGAGGGTTACCTTGCGGTCACATCTCCTCAGAAGAAGGTAGACGTAGTAGTGAAGGCCAGGAACATCCGTGCGGGCGCTGCGGCAGTGTTTTCCATCCCAGTTGTAGTGCCCTGCCCCGCAGTCTCCAATGTAGGTGGAGCGCATCTGGTGCGCCTGCTCAGGGTAGCCTTGAAGGTAGACCTCCTCGATCACTTTCAGGGCGCCAGCGCGGACCCACTCCTCGAACTGAGCCCGGATGCGGTACTCCAGAGGAGCTACCTTCCACTCCCTGCCCAGGGCGAAGAGAGTGTCTCCGGATTGCCTGTCCTGAGGAGGGTTTCCTGCATGTTCCCCCAGGACATCAGACCATCCGAGGTTAGGCTCTCCTTCCCCCGGGGGAAGAGATTCCTCCTCTTCCTTCTCATCCACAACATCCTGGGCCTCCTTTTCGGCCTCTCGGAGTTGCCTCCTGAGTTCTTCAGTCTCCGCGCTCATGCGCTGCTCCTTTCTTCTGTGCTCGGCTTCGGGAGTCTCCTCCCATCAGGTCTTGCATCCGTATCCAGGTCCTGGATGACTTCTCCTCTGGGGTCCAGAAGGCGTGGAGGGGTGTAGCAGGAGGCACAGTAGTACCTTCTTCCAACCATTGCCCCCCTCAGGTAGAGGACCTTTCCCTTTCTGTCTCCCCATACTCCTGATGGTTTACTTCCAAGTTCAGGAGTCACGTCTACTTCATCGCTTACCGCCCAGGTGGCCAGGCGGGAGCACTTGCAGCACTTCCGATCCAGGAGAGGGTTCTGAATCCTCTCTACCTTCATTCGGTTACGCTGACCTCTCTCCTTGGCTCTGCAAGCTACACAGAGGTCATCTCCAGGCAGGGTGAGGGGCGAGGGGCAAAGGGCACACCTCGGGGCACCCATCGTGATCTTCAGGTGTCCTTTTCTTCCTTTATCTTCTCGCGGGATGAAGCGAAACCTCCCCTTCGCTCGATAGGTGAGGAAGTTGCCGTTGAGGTCTGGGATTTCTTCTCCCAGGGCGTTCACCTGGTAGGCTTCCAGTTCCCCTGTGTCTGTGTTGAGCCAGATGACCTTCGGCACTTTCTTGCCGGTGTCCAGGTCGATCACGGTGCCACGGAATCCAGACTGAACGTGCAGGAGCATCGCCCCACCTAGACAGAGCCCGTGGGGACGGTGAAGGGACCCTGGCTCATGCCACCACAGTCAAAGGCCACCTTGCCCTTCACTTCTGCACCGTTGCTGGCCGAACGCAGGCGGACGAAGGGGAAGGCCCAGAACACGTTATCGAGTCTGGAGGTGTAATGGGTGACTCCGGCCAGGTCATCACGGGGGAAGAGGCCGGGTGGGGCGTTGAGTGGGTTGAGGCCGGCGTCCCAGTCGCCACCAAAGTGCGTATCACACCCAAGGGCGCCCAGGATGCCTTCATCATAGGACTGCCCGGAGATGACGTTGTAGCTCTCGAAGTTGAGGGTGGGCTGTTCGTCCCCCTTCAGATCGTTCTTCCATGAGGCGTAGGTCAGAACCTGTGCCCCCACGAGAATGCGGGCGGTCTTACCGCTGCGCTGCTTCCCAGTTCCGATTAACTGCATTTTACACCTCTCTTATGTAGTTGCCGCCACCAGGTCTATTTCCACCGTGGCTGCATTGAGGGGGTCATTGTTTACAATGAGGATCTGCCTGGAGACTGGAGTAATGGGGCAATACCCGGTGCCCTGCGGGTCTGCATCCAGGCACATATGCACCCCACCCATCTGAAGAAGGAACTGCCCAATCACCACACTGGGCACGGTGGCACCCGAGTATGCCTTCCCCCCCGCAAGAAGGGTAGCCGTGGTAGGGACTCCTGAAGCATTGGTGGTAATGGCAACCACGCACCCGGAGCCGTACTGCTGGCAGGGTGCCACCAAGAAGGTACTGGAAGGAGAGTAGCCGCTGCCCGCTACCCCGATGGCCACCCCGGTAACCGCACCTGCGCCCACTGTGAGGACGAGGGTGAGGCCAGTGCCTCCGTTCCCAAAATCGAGCTGGGCTGGCATGGACGCCAGATTGTTTGTGATGGCTACCGTGGTGCCAGGGTCAGGAGCTGGTACGATGTTGGGATTGTTCGTGGCGGAGAGGAGGCGGAACAGGAAGCTCTTGAGGCGAGCAACTACGACTCCTATTTGTCCTAGAAGATCACCCATCGAGTATAGATCCACTGTGGCTTGACCACCAGATGCAATGCTGACCTGGAAGGAAAAGACCTCGTCGGCGCCAAGGGTTGTTGTGTTCGCCTTCTGGGTTCCGAAGACATACTGTGTCTGAAGAGTAGTAGCCTCTACAGTAGGCTGGAGGAGTCCACCCGGTTGGGCAAGTTGCACCTGCCAACCGATGGTGGCTGTAACCGTTGCATTAACGCTGGTGGCACCGGGCATGGTTACCCCTGGGTGGCTTCCTTGGGGTGGTTGAGAGTGAAGCTGTGTGGGGTCTGCCCATCCGGGTCGAAGGAAAGACCCCGATAGAGGAGCGTAACCCCTGGTACATTCGAGCGGACCTTCAGGTCACAGGTTCCATCTGGGTTCACCTCATCGATTACGGCCTCCAGGAGCCGCTGCGGCCTCAGGTAGGAGATCTTCTTGAGTTCCTCGCCTGGGATAGGGCTTTTACGGATGGCTTCCAGGTAACGTTCCAGGTCCAGGCCCTCCAGCTCATGAACACTTTCGAGGATATGGACCTTTCCCTTCGTAACCTTGGTGTGAGTAACCGTGACACCTATTGCCCAGGGCCTGACCCCTCTCGCGTCCTTCTCGTGAGCATGGCAGAGGTGCGGCACGTAGAAGACCTTGTCTCCCTCTTTCAGGGCCACTTTAAGTTCTTCAGGCATCTTTTATAGGCTCACCAGGGCGCCGTGGAGGTCCACCTTGTAGTCCAGGTCGGCTCGGTAGAGGAACTCCCCCTGGGCGGTACGTACCCCCTCCTCCTGAATAGAGCACCAGCGCTGGAGGTACATGGAGATCACGTAGTTCGGGTTGGAGGAGTCTCCTCCCATGAATTTAGAGATGGCTACCCAGTTGCTTGCCTGCTTCAGGAGTGCCCGTATACTCAGACCCAGTGATTCTACCTGGGAGCGGGAAGAGCCGTAAACCTGGATGAGGATGGTCCCATCATCATCAAAGGGGTCTTCCGTAGTGTCATTGGAGGTGAAGCCACCCTCCGGCATCTTCACGACGATAACGGGCCAGGTAGCAGGGAACTTCCCTCCCGATGTAGAGAGGGGATTGATGGGGTTGCCTTGCATGTCATACCTTGGCACCTCCCCATCCCAGCAGGAGGCTTTGAGCTGCGGCCCAATGAACTTGACCAGGGCCCCGATGATGGGGAGGCACATCCTTACTTTGCCTCCAGGACCGCATGGACCTTCCTGCCCAGAATCCTTTTTATCTCCCCAGCGTACTCCTTGAAGACTGGTCCCACAAAGGGGTGCTGCCCACTCCCGGGTTGCCCGTGGTTCACGCTTTCATGATATACAGGATAGGCAAAGCCCTGAGGGTACTTCCTCGTGGGGGCGCTTCTGGCATCGCTCATGACGAGGATATGGTCTCCCACCACGCGGTAACGTACTCCTGCGCGGGCGGCTCCTGTAACCCTTCTGAGGGGGGCGCCAGGGATGGCGGTAGAGAGGGCCCCCCTGTTGAGAGGGGCAGGTGTGCTCATCTTCTGCTTCACCTTCTCGACCAGAAAGCGGCCCACTTCATCCAGAGCGATGGCCTTGCCGAAGCCCAGTCTCCTCTGGACCTTGGAAACGAAGCGCCAGGCCCAATCTCCGAGTCCATAAGTGTTCATTGAGAACCTGGCTCCTGGATCACCTCGCAATCCAGCGTCCAGGCCACCGCCCTCCCCAGAGGCTGATGCACTCCACGCACCAGGTAGGTCCTCTGAATGCCCGAGCGGTCGGTGGCCTTGAAGATGTCATTCACTTCAGCGCGAGGGTTTCTATCGAAGGCTATCCTGGTGTTTACGATCACGTTCCGCTGGGCGTATAGCTCCTGGACTCTCACCCCTGCTTGGGAGATGGAGCAGGGGATGTTTTGTACCATCACCGCCAGTTGAGGAGGAATGGGCACGAAGGGGTCCTGGGTGGTGCCTCCCGAGGAGTCCTGCCCGATGGTGGCTCTGTAGAGAGTTCCGAAACTCTCCATCATGGTGGCAAAGGACATGCTACCTCAGCATGGATGCTTGTAGGGCAGGAAGCCCTACCAGCTCGGCTCCCTGTAGCGGGCCAAGATTCTACAGATGCTTCCTATCTCCGGGATGGCCTCTCCTTGCCCAAGGACGCTGTAGGAGTACCCTCCCAGGCTCTCAGAGGCCAGAGGGGCTCCCGCGGGGTTGTTGCGAGCCATCCAGGCCACCAGTTGCTTGCAGGCGTTCTGGAGGGGCAGGGGGATCTTCCCCAGTTGATGCCCAGCGGAATAGAGAACTTTGAGGTTGCCATCCCCTCTAGGCCACATGGGAAGCCTGTAGGCACCCAGCTTCCCACTGTAGAAGTTTTCAGGATAGAAACCGACGAAGCCGGCTCCGCTCCCTCCAATGCGCCTCAGGAGTCCCCTTTCAGAGATTTTCCCTTGCGAGTCATCGGTGTCTACTACCACCTGCACTCCCAGTACCAGGAGGGTTCCCGGAGCGAAGGCAGAGGGCGCCTGTCCCCAGTAGCCGCCTGGGTCGAAGAACACACACGGAGAGAAGCAGTTATTCAGCCCTGTGGCACTGCTCAGGGTGCCTGTGCCTCCAGAGCAGCCAGTAAAAGAGGTAGCGGTAGTGCCCGTGTAGGTGATGACCGAGTAGGTGCTCACCCCTGTCTGGAGGGCCACCGAGGGCAATGCCTGAGAGGGATCACTCCCAGTGCCCTGGTGGAAGCCGGAGGTGCTTACCACGTTCACCGTGGCTTGGGGAAGCACAGCTCCATTGCTTCCTGCGGCTACCTGAGTATTCCCCACCAGGCAAGGCCACTGGCGGAGGATAATATCCCGGGTCTGATCCCCTGAGTGAAACTCCGTGTAGGCGGAAAGCTCCAGGGCGCGTTTGCACCATAGCTTGATGCCTGCGTCTGCCTCGCCAAGGAGGTCATTCAACCAGGCAAGGGGAATGGCAGCCTGGTTCTGGAGACCAGGCATGTTCAGGACTTGCTCGATGGTGCAGAGCACGCCTTAGGCTGCCTCCTCTTCCCCTTCCATCCCTGGAAGCCTACATGCCGCCAGAGCGTCTGCCAGGCGTGCCTGAATCCACCTCGCGTTCTCAGGCCGGTCAGAGAGAGGCTTCTGGGCCAGGTTCCTCACGACCTCGCACAACTGGGAGTGCGTGAGGTGGAGGACATCATACTTCTTCCCCAGGGTGGCGAGCTGCTCCAGGGGAGTGGGGTCTCTCTGCCCCTCCTCCAGATCGCGCTGCCTCTGCACCAGGACCGCCTCCTCCATTGAGAGGTCCCATGATACAGGCGGTGCATGGAACTGATGCACCACCTCCTTGCCGCCTCCTACAGTAGGAAGCTCCACCGCAGGGCGCATCTCCGCCCGCACAGAACCCTTCCCCCTTGGGTCAGCCCAGCGAGAACCTCCCGTCCCGTTGAAGGAAACCATCTCCCAGCCGTGGGCTGTGAGGTAGCTCTTCCCCTCCTCGAACCAGTTCGGAGCCAGAAGGGGTGGTCCCACAGGGGGAGCAGGAGCCACCACAGGGGGCGCTTCAGATGTGTCTACGGTCTCGATTGTCTTTGGCATCTCTTCTCCAACCTTCACACATGAGGTCTGTATCAGCGTCACCCCTGAGGCAGGCACTCTCGTAGCAGAGCATGGTGCAGGGGTCACCAGGCTCCAGGGCTTCCTTGGGAACCCCATCCTTGAAGGGGCAATCCTTACACGCTTCCGGCCGCGAGAACACGGTCATAGCGCCCGTTCTCCTCTACAGAATACCCGATAGCAGCGAGGGTGCCCACCTGCCTGAGGAGGCGGAAACCACCCTTATCAAGGAACTCCCCCACTGCCTCGGTGACGCCCCTGTTTTCCTGAGAGGTGGAGAGGTAGTCATGCACCACGATGATGCCTCCTGCACCCAGCCGGCGGGCGCTCTGCTCCAGGTCATGCATGACATCTGCTCTCTCATGGGAGCCATCAATGAAGATGACATCGAACTCATCACCGAGGTTTTCCTCCTCCATCTCCCTGAAGAAGTCCTGGGAGGTGCCCCGGTAGATCCTCACTTTCACCTCGTGGCGGTTGAGATTGCTGCAAAACTCCTCGAAGGTATCTCGGGGGGAAGAAGTACCCCTACCATCAAAGGGGTCCACGCAAGTGACCCTCTTCGCCACTCGCCCTATCCACACAGTGGAGAGGCCCAGGTAGGAGCCGATCTCCAATACCTCCTTTCCCTCCGCAAGGGTGGTGAGGAAGCGTCCCTCGGTGTCTGTAAGCCACCCGAAGACGTTGTCTGGGGGCGTGTAGGAGTCCCTCCTCAGGGGGCGCTGTACGGTGCCACCAAAGCGTGGGCCATCCGCACTCCCGATGGGATGAGGCTGCGTGGGGATGGGGCTTTGAGAGGGTGGAGGCGGGAGGACGACACTGCGGGCGAGGAGAGCACTCTGGGGTTCAGGAGTCGTTACACTCCTCTGGCCTTCAGGAGTCACCACAGTTTCCTTCTTCACCTCTCCAGGGATGATGGGCTCGTCCGGAGGAGGTGCAGCAGAGAGGATGTTCTTCCCCTTGTGCTTCACTACCAGGTTGCCATCCTGCTTCATGTCCCCCCAGGGGTGGTTGTTGGGATAGGGGAGAATACCCACATGAGAGACCACTACTCTCCTGGAAGCGGCCACCACAGCCCCAGCCCTCTGGATCTGCCTGGAGAAGTTCCAGTCCTCGGGGTCTACCTCCGAGGACCACTCCCCAGGAGGGAGAAGGTCTCTCTCAGCCAGCCTGGCAGCCTCTTCCTGGAGGAGCCTTCTCCCATCAGGGAGGCGGTAAACGATCCTGTCGTTGATCTCGAAGTGCCCTCTGAAACGCCAGGGGCGAGTGAAGTGGCATACCCAGCAGCCTGTGTTCACTAGCAGCATCCTGTCCGGATAGGAAGTATCCTTGGCCATGAAGACAGAAGGAAGATAGAAAACCTCCTCCATTGTGAGCCTTCTCTCCACGCAGAAGGGGTCGCTGGGGTCGTCAATGGCGGTACTTACCAGACCTCTCTGGTCCTTGATGGGGATGCAGGCACTCACGAGATCTGCTCCGGAATCTCTCAGGTCTTCCAGGAGGGTAGCCAGCCACCCATCGAGAGGCACCACGTCATCATGCAACATCGCAAAGTGAGTGATGTCCCTCCCGTGCTTCTGGTAGTTGAGGGCACCGCACCACGCCTGGTTGAAGGTGTTGGCAAGGAGGCTCCCACCAAAGGAGGACATATCCAGTCTTCCCGAGATGGCATGACCAGGAGGGAGAGGGGAATAGAGGAACGCTCTGTGGCTCTCCGGGCGCCCATTCCCGTAAGTGGGCTGGAAGCAGAAGACCCTTCCTACCTGCATCGTTGCCATTAGACTCCTACCCTTTCAGCGTGGGGCGCCTCATTGGCATGGTAGAGGACGCAGTGCTCACCCATGAGAGGAGACCATGCTCTCTCACAGTAGTGCGCTTCCTCAGGATGAGGGTGGTCCGCGAGGTCCTCCAGCAGCCCTTCATAGAGGGAGCGGGGGCGCCTCTTAATCATCTCTCTGGAGGCAGCGAAGCAGGCGCCTGGGGCGTAGCGGATCTCCCAGGCGTCTCTCAGCTCAATGCCCAACTTCTCCCGGAACCATGCCAGGAAGGACAGCCCTGCCGGCCGCATGTCCTTGGGATAGCTATAGACTCTATTGATGTTGGGCCAATTAAGATACCCAGAGGGGAGCCACTCTCTGCAATGCGTGAACCCAGGAAAGAAGGGGATGCAGGAGGGCTGGAGGAGTCCCTTCACGATGGAGAGGCCGAGCATGTGCGGGAAGGGGTCACCCTGCAAGAAACCAGTCCAGTCTGCGAGGGTGTCCCACCTGGAGAGGAGGTGGATGAGATAGGTGTGAGCTTCTCTACCCACGTTAGGGAGGGTGATGACCCGTGCGCGAGTGTCCACAGCGAGAGGAGAGGGCCCCTTGTTGTAGACTGTGACCTCAAACATCCTTCCGAAGCGGATGCTATCTTCGTAGACATCCGTAACCCACGAGAGGTCCTCTTCATACCTGGCCACTACCAGCTCGATGCTCACTTTCCCACTCCTCTGAAAAGGGCGCTCCAGGCACGCAGGCACTCGCCGTAGTGCTTCAAGTAAGGGTCCTGGGTCCAATGGAGCTTCGTGCCGATCTCGAACAACATCCCCTGTGCCGTATCGCAGAAGAGGTTGATACCGTCTACCTTCTCCCAGAAGGTCTCGTTGAATTTCATTCCTGGAGCTTCCAGGGCCAGGTTCTTCCTGGCATCAGAAGCCCTATCATGCCGAATGAAGGGCTCGCCAATGGAGATTTGCCACCCTAGCCTGTCACAGATTTTTTTGGCTATAATGCCCATCCAGATATCATCGAAGCGGTGGTAGGGCACCCCGTCCCCTGAGGGGGCGAAGTACAGGAGTGGGATAGCTTCCCTCTTCACACAGAGGTTCATCCCGCAGATGGGGGCATACTCTCCCCTGGCGAGGAGTCTCCCCCCGGGGGGAGGTATATAGGGGCAGCTTTTGCCCTCTGTTTCTTCATCCCTTTCTAGCTCCGTGCGGGCATCGAAGTCGGGGTTCTTGCTCCACAGGCCCATCGACATCATGACATCTTCTCTCACCCCAATGCTCTCGTAGGGGAGGCCCCTCACCCGCATGCCAGGCCAGGTGGTGTTCCACTTCGGGGTGCGAGCGAGGACCTCATGGTGCCTCTGCATGAGGGTGCTCTGGTCGTGAGGGTAGTGAGGGTAGCAGTCATCGTCCAGGGTGAGGACGAAGTCATACCCCTCCTTCCACGCGATGTAGAGCCCGAAGGAGCGGCATGCACTGCTCCCCTTGGAGATGGTGAAGGCACTCTCCCCGAGAATGCGGCGGTAGTCTGCCTGGGAGAAGTGGAGGAGGCGCTTCCCGAGAGTAATAGAGCAAGGGGTGAAAGTAGGCTGTGGACTGTCCTCAACGAGGATGATAGTGTCCCAACCTCCTTTCCCCTCCCACTCCTGAAGGAAGCGGAGGAAGGAGTCTGGGCGGTTAGATGGGACTACCAGGGCGGCAGAGGCCACGATTCTGCCCTCCAGGTGAAGGAAGTGTTGGGGGAGTACCTCGCGGCAGAGGACTCCCCCAGTTATGCTACATCACCTGCCGGTTGAGCAGCGAGGTGTTGGTGCTGAAGTCGAACTGGTTGCAGGGCTCGTAGCTTCCATGACCACCAAACAGGCTGCCGGCGATGTTGACGTTGTTGCCGGCGTTGGTGTTGGTGGTGGTCTGAATGAGCATCTGCACCCAGGTGTTGTTCGCCGGGATCTGGTCCGCCCGCATTTCGATGGTGCCCTCGGAGTTGCTCGTGTTGAGGGTCACCGTAGCCCCTGAAGGCACATTCGAGAAGGTGCCGTTGTTGGCGTTCGAGGACTGAAACTGGGCTGTGATGTTGGTCACGTTCGCGCCAATCGTCTGGGCCATGACGTGGCCCATGATGCGGCGGAACTTGGCCATGCTCACCGGCCCCACCAGCGTGTTGACCGTGTTGTTGTTGCTGTTGGGCGCCGCAGGGTAGCTGGACGCAGCCGGAATGGTGATCGCCTGCGTCATCTGCTCGACAAACTTCATGGTAATCTCCTGTAGGGAGAGGAAAAGGGAGCAATCTCCCTACTTGAGGATGATGTAGGGACTCACCATAGTGGTTCCATCCTGTAAGGTTATGGCAGATTGAACCTGGGGCTTGCCATCTGCCCGCAACCAGACCCTGAAGTCGGTCTGGTTTGTCTTGAAGGCTGGTCCCAGAGTGTCTGCATCAATGAGGACTTCCTGCCTCATACCGACTACGTAAAGCCAGGGATCGAAGAAGATCAGGTCACCAAGAGAGCCCAGGGTGGACAACTTCTCTGTGATGAAGACCGGCCTGGTGAGGAGGCTCCCCACCTGGCCGCCCTCATCGTTGGCCTCCACGTTCAGGAAGAAGTTGGCCACCTGGATGAGCTGGGCAACACACGCAGGGGAAGAGGCCCAGATGGCGTTCTTCCAGGAGAAAGGCAACATCGCCGCTGCCATGTTGGCGATATCTACCTGGAGGATCTGGCTTGGTGTGTGCCTGGATACTGTCTTGGCTGCGGGGGCGTTGATGATCCCCAGAGGCATCTGGTTGGAGGTGCCTGTGCCCTGGAGGAAGGCATATTCCAGATACCACGCTGCCGCCATCCCGAAGAGCTTCAGGAGGTGATCCTCGCCCTCCGTGTTAGCGTCCTCCAACCAGTCATTAGAGACCGTGGCGTAGCCCAGAAGGTCCCACGCTGTGAGGGGGTCACTCCTGAACTTGGGCTCTGTTTCGGAGGGGGCTTGCGAGGTGCCCCACTTGAAGATGAGCCCACCGAAGAAGGGAGAGGTGGCTGCCGACTGGGCCGTCTCGGCATCCACCTTTGGACACTCAGTGGTGAGGGAGCGCATGGGGATCACATGCGCTCGCGGGTAAATGAAGCTGTTCTCGCTGATGGCCTGGAGGAGCTGGTTGGTAAAGTCCGTAGGCACCAGGTAGCCACCAACGGCACCCGAGGTCTCTCCCATCGCCGCCTTCTGCACCTGGCCGGGAAGGACACGGAAGGGGCTCCGATAGTGCTTCTGGAGGATGTCTTCTCCAGCCATTCGGGTGGGTTCAGAGAAGGGGTCCCTGGCAGCCCTTACAGCCTTCAGGAAGCCTGTGAAGGACCTCCGGTGGGGAACCTCCAGAGGGGGAGCGCCAACCGGGCCACCCCCACGAACCAGGGGGGGACGCATGTTTGGCTTCATTGGCAGTGTCGATACGGCCATCAGTCCTTTTTCTTCTCCCTGCGAGCCTTCAGTTCCTCCTCTAACTCCTTTTCAGAGAGCTGGGAGAGGAGATGCTGTCTGAGATCGTGGGCCCTATCGAGGAACCTCCGTGCCTCCTCTTCAGAGGGGAGGGAGTCCTTCGGGGAGTTATCCCTGTCGATGCCAAACTTCGCGTGAGCCAAGGAAACCTCTATCAGAAAGGGAGGCTGCTGGGGGGCCTGACACCCACCCTCTCCGTGGGGAATGGCCGGACACCACTCTCCCCCCAGCAGCGGAGTCCCTTGAATGTACCCCTTGAGAGGTTCTCAGTTTAGCACAACAAACGGCGAGATCGTCCATCCCGCCTGGTCCGTGATGGCGTTGTTCAGCCAGGGCTTGCCATCGCACCGGGCGATGACCCGCCACGCCAACTGGTTGTTGCGGAAGAGGTAATGCGGGCTGACATCAATCTGCATGTCCAACCGCATGCCGATGACGTAGCGGCTCCAATCCACCAGCATCACGTCGCCCTTGGTTCCAAGCTGCGGCAGCTTCTCGGTGAAGAAGACTGGCAAGCCGTTCAAGAAGGCGTTGGGGAGCTTGGAGGCAGCGGGGCCCCTGTCCGTGGTCATCGTGGGATTGACCCACACGAGGCGGTTGCCGGCCGGGAAGGACGAGGATGGAGAGGCGGCGTTGCCCCAACCTCCATCGACCATCATCAGGAGCTGAGGCAGCACGCTCTGATGCATGATCCAGGCGGCGTCATCCCAGGAGCGCACCTGGAGGTGGGCCAGCATGGTGGCCGCGTCCTGGTAGAGGAAGCGCGAGGACTGGAGGCGGCCCTGGGAGATGGTGGCCGGGGCGTTGAGGATGCCCAGAGGCATCGAGGAGCCGGCTCCCTTCCCTTGCAGATAGGCAAACTCCTTGTACCAGGTAATCGCCTGGCCAAACAACTGCGTCAAAAGGGCGTCCAGCCCGATGCCGTTGTCTGCCAGGAGCTGGTTGCTGGAGACGCTGTAGAGGACCAGGTCCCACGCGGTCCAGACACTCTGCTTGAAGGCTGGCTCCGTCTCGTTGATGGTGGCCGCTTCAGGCTGCCACTGGGCCAGGATGCCGCCGAAGTACGGAGAGGTGCCGCTGGCCTGGACAGTGGTGATGTCCAGCATCGGCCACTCAGCCGTGCGGGAATTCATTGGCACCACCTTGGCGCGGGGCTCGATGAAGCCATCCTCGGCCGCGATGGTAAGCAGCTCCTGCATGAACTGCGGGGGGATCAGGTATCCACCCGTCTGGCCGGAGCCTTCTGCGAGGGCTGTCTTGCGCCTCTCATTCAGGAGTACCTGCCCATTGCGATAGGTGGGCACCCCCACAGTGGCAGCCTTGGCAACGGTGACGAAGCCGTGCTGCCTCTCAAACTGCTCCATGCCGTAGTTTTCGCCAAACAGTCCCTGCGACTTGGCGATGGCCTGGGCATCCTTGTTGCCTGAGAGGGCTGCCATCGAGACCAGGGCCGGGCCGATGCCGGAGATGCGAGGTCTGCCACTCTTCCGCATCCCGAACAGGTCCACTGCGGCAGGTGAGGTATAGGCCCCACCCAGGGCCTTCAACTGCTCCACCGGCCAATCGCGGTAGGAGGACTGCCGCCACCTCTCATAGGAGCGGTCGATGTCCCCGATGATGGCACCCGGAGATGGGCCAGCAGGGGTGCGAGCCATCTTCTCAACGGCTTTCTCGATCTGGTCGAGCCGCTGGAGGGCGAGAAGGTTGATGTCCGCAGGGGGACGAGGGGGCTGCTGGGGCTGGTAGCCAGGACCACCAGGAGGAGCGCCCGCAGGACGGCGCTGGGGCGGAGGAGGGGTACGAGTTGGGACGGTCGCCATGTTCGGTTCTCCGGCAGGATGCCTCCCCGAAGGGTCGGCAGGATGCCCCTAAGAGAGGGGCCAAAAAGAGAACCCGCGGGCCTGGCAGGGTTGAGGGAACTCTTCGGGAGAAGAAGAGCTTGCCAGGGACCGCGGGTTCATGCCAACTCCTGAGAGCCTTCTCTCAGGTTGAACCGAACACCCGCTTGCGGGATAAAGTTAGACTACTTCTCCTTAGCTTTCAGTGTCACCCACTTTGCCGTCACGCTACCATCCTGGAGGTCCAGTTCCAGGGTCATCCGGCCTGTCACTTTCCTCTCCCTGGCGCCCATGAGGTGCCGGAGGAGGAGGTTGAGGAGGTCCCGGTCTGCCTGGGTCAGTTCTTCCCTGAGCGCTGGTGTACTCGCCATACAGGTTACGGGAGGGAGAGAGCCCTGTCTAGACCTCCGAGGGAATGCCAGGACCATCTCCTGAGTGAGCGTCCTCCCGAAGAGGAGGCTTCTTCACTGCGGCCTTCTCCAGATTGTGAGGATGCCTGGGGTGATCCAGGAAGCGGTTACTGGCGAAGGTGCCTTTCACCAGGTCCTCGATGCCCTGGGCGCTCATCTCTCCTTCCCTCCTGGCCACCGGCCTGCCATCAACGAAGACCATGATGGTGGGAAGGGCGTGGACGTTGTACTGCGAGGCCACGCTCTCCTGCGCGTCGGTATCCAGCCTGGCAAAGTGCGCCCTCTCCTTCATGGACTCGGCCGCCTCCTTGAAGGCAGGCTCCAGGTTCTTGCAATGAGGACACCATTCCGCGAAAAAGTCCACCACGCAGCAGGGGGGCTCCTTGACTGCTTGCTGGAAGCTGGCGGAGTCCAGTTCTTTGACCAGGTCACTCATGTCTTCCTCCTACAATTTCCTGATGCCATCGAAGAAGATACCCGGGAGTATCTTGCTCTCGATCATCTCGGCTCCATTCTGCGAAACATCCATACGGGGGTGGAGTTGGGCATGACTCCCTCCCAGTAGGCTTTGGCACCCAGGTCCATTCGCAGCATGTTCAGGTCGTTCAGGACAGCCTTCATGTTTCCTGCCTTCATTGCGCTTTGTGCAGCCTGAAGGTGAAGCCAGGGATACCACCTCTCATACATCTCCAGATACCACTCCTGATAGGAACACCCTTCCCAGACCTCCAGCTCCGGCTTCCAGTGATTCTCCTTGCAGATCCCATACTCCCAATGTTGGTAGTGAAAGCGAAGTTGCAGGATTACGACCTCAGGGGGTGGAAACCTTCCGAGGTCTTCAACCTCTACAGGAGGGAGAGAGGATCCCTCCTCACTCCCGGGGGAAGGGAAGAAACTGAGGGCAAGGATGAGGGCAGTGGAGTTCATTCCTCTTTCTTCTCTGCCTCCCCTTGTGTGGGCCTCGATTGCATGCGCGAGAGGATGCCGGCCACCACAGCGTCATCGAGGTTGATTGCCCTTTGGAGGTCGTGGAGGAGCTGCATCTGAGAGGCTGTGAAGATGCTTGCACAGGCCACCGGGCGCCCGAAGAGGGTGTCGAAGAGGGCCACGAGCTGCGTCCTCAGTTCAGCCACGGAAAGGGTTGGCACGAGAGGCTCCTATTTCACAGGGAAGAAGGCATGTCCGATCAAGACGCCAAGCAAGAGGACGAAGTACAGGAGTAGGAGGGGGTATTTCGCTCCCAGACTGTGTACGTATCTTGAGAGGGTAGGTGCTCTCTTGGTGGCGTAGGCCCAGCTATCAAAGACCACCAGGAGGGTAATGGCTATCAGGATAATCCAACCAGTAAGGACCATCCCTATTACCACTCAAGCACGCGCCCGGAAGCTCGCTGCTGGTGGCGTGCCAGCCGTAGCCAACCATGTTTGCACATCAGTCTGGAGCTGGGAGGCAGCAGCCTGGGTGGCGGTGGCGGCCGTAGTCAGGGCCGCCTGGTCAGCAGCCAGTTGCTGCTGGGCGGCGGTCAGGGCCGCCTGGGCCTGGTTGACCTGGGCGGCGGCCTGCTGCTGGGCGGTAATCGCTGCGTCGAGTGCAGACAGATCGGTCTGCACGTTAGAGGGTACAGACATGGTAATCTCTCCTGTTGAAGGACCAGTAACTACCTCAGCAGAGGGAAGAGAGGAGAGGTTTCTTGTACCCGGAAGGTTCCCGCACGGTATCCACCTTGCAACCGGGCCCTGAGTCCTCTCCCTCCCCCAAAAGAGCCAGTACCTCAGATCACGGAACGGAGGATGCCCCCAGGCACTACTCCAACCGAGGTCTGGCCCCTTCTTCTCAGCAGCACAGGTGTGCCGTGCAGCACTCCACTGCCTTCAGGAGGTGCCCCAGGGTTTCCTGGCAGCACTTCTTGCAGTCGCACTCCTTCTCGCTGCAATGGCACTCGCAGCACAGGGCGGCGAGAAGGATCTGCCGCTGACAGCAGTGACAGCAGGCATGGCCGTCCTTGCCATCCGGACAGGGGCAGTCGTCCACCATCCCCTGGAGGTCGGCCTTCGGCGCCGGCTTCAGGTCCCCAATGAGGGCGATGACGAGGTTGACGAAGAGGCTGCCGTACTTGCCAACGAGGGCGAGGACGGCCTGCCAGTCGATGGCGCCAGTCGGGGTGAGGACTCCGGACTTCAGAAGGTGCTTCTTCTGCGCCTCAGTCAGAGTCAGGGGGACGGCATCAGGCATGATTCGGCTCCTTTTCATTGCTGGGAAACATCTGGTTGAAGAGGGAACACACCTCTTGCAAGTGGGCGATGCACACAGGCGAGGCTTGTTGCATGGAGGCTTCTGAGGCCAGAACCTCCCTCTGCTCCTGAAGGGTCATGTGCCCCCACAGGAGCCAGGTATTCTTGAGGCGGGTGAAGTTGGATAGGCTATGCGCCCTCAGGGTATCCGGATCGAGGGGGCCAGCACCTTCCAGGCCCAGGTTGGCTGAGGCGATGGCGCGGATCTGCTCCAGGGCCAGGATACGGACTTCCCCCTCCTGCGCGGCAACGGTGGCGAGACGCAGGATTGCTGTCATTGCCTCTCTCAGATGGTCGAAGTCTACCTCTTCCATCATTCCTCCGTTACCTTCACACACACCTCGGCAGCCCCTTCGTCCCTGAACTCCTGGGCCACCTCCTCTGCTACCTCCCTGGTAAGGAGCTTCATGAGGAGGCGGGGCTCCTCGTCATCAGGCTCCTGCCCCCAGACCTCGTACCAGGTGCTCATGGATTTCCCTCGATCAAGGGGAGGACACCCTTCCAGAACATCCAGGAGAACAGGAGGAACATGACGAGGAAGAGGAGAGAGATCACGAGCACCCTCAGGCAACCGTTCCCCCTCCTGATCGTCTCGTGCATGGGGAACTTTGGCTTCTGTCTCATGGAGGTAACTACCCCCTAAGGCTCAGTGTCAGCCCCCGCATCCACCGCCACCGCAGGAACCACCCGAGCATCCCCCTCCGAAGCTCCCACATCCCCCGAAGGAAGGAGCGCAGCCACCATAGCCACAGCCTCCAAACGAGGGGGTGAAGGAGGGGTAGAAGGCTGGCGTAAAGGTGGGGACGTAGTAGGTGGGGGTGCAGCTAGAGCAGGAAGGGCAGGAAGGAGCTTCCAGGGCCTTCTTGATCTCAGGTCCCTGAGGGGCGCCTGGGAGGTCCGCTGCCCTCACAAGGCCACCATTACCATCCGAGACTCCAAGCACCACCCCAGGGGCGTAGGCACCAGGGTACGCCTTCACATGGACGTGCTCGTACTCCGGCATGCTCCTCTCCAGGGCGGCCTGACGCTTGTTGACCCAGATCACCAGGGGGACGTGCCTCTCGACCGCACAGGCCATCGCGTCCTTGAAGTTCCGGTCGCGCGTGAGGGAAGGGCAGTTGGGATCTCCGCACTCCCCCGCCGTGCAGGTGCAGGAAGGACCACAGCGGCAGGAGAATGCCTTCGGGAAGGTCTTCAAGACCTCGGCAGGAAGAGTAGGTGCCTGTGGGGGCTTCATGGCTTGCGGGGGCAGCGTGACCTGCGGCAGCGTTCCCGCGGTGAGAGGAAAGGGCTCCACGGCGAGGACAAAGAGGCCAACGAGGAAGAGACAAAAGAAGGTCTTCAATGCTGTCTTCATGTTACCTCCCAACGAAGCTGGTAAGGGCAGGACGAGAGGGGTGTGGTGGGTAGTCAGCCCTTTCGCGCACTTTGAAGAGTTGTTCCCACATTCGGTAAGCGTGACGTACCCGCGACAGGGGGCTCACTCCCTCTGGGGGACGTACTGCTTTCAGGATCTCGCGGCAGTGGCTACTCATGCAGCACTCGCAGTCACAGAGATGCAGGCCCAGGCGTCATCCGCGATGAACTTTCTCCACTCCAGGGATCCCATGCCATTTGCACTCCATTTATCTCCCCAGGAGTTCCAGATGCGCCCCGTCTTCCCAATCTCGACCACATCGACCGCGCATACGGAGTGTGACCACCAGTTATAGTCTACCACAAGGGGCCAGCCCAGGAGCAGGCAGGAGACCATCTGCTCTTCCATCTGGGAGGAATCGAGCTGGACCCAGGAAACGTACTTGTGCTTCGCAGCGTTGGCCCAGGTCTGCGGGTTGTCGTTGCTGCGCGAGGCGCTCTGCTGAGGCCAGAACTGGCTGGTGGGGCATCCCCTCTCCTGCTGGAACTGGATGCCGTCGATGCCGTTCCCACCCTCATCTCTGTAATCTTTGATGATGCAGGCCACCGCGTAGGCAGAGAGGTCAGCGTAAGGATCTCCGTCTACAGCCCTGCGGACCAGATGTGCAGACACTCCTGAATGCGCCCAGCAGTACCCTCTACCATTCTGGTCACGGCTGGGGATGGGCTGGCCGAACATGCCCCTGTTGCGGACATCGGAGAGCAGGCTCTTGCTGGCCACCAGAGCATCCAGACGAGCCTGCCACTCTCCCTTGGGGATGATGGGGAGGGCCAGCTCCCTATAAGTGCGCATCCCTGTGGGAATGCTTCTGTCCCTGGGAATGAGGCCATGACGCTGCCTTACACCATCCACTACGGGATTGAAGTGGTCCCGGAAATTGGCGCTGGTGATGAGGACTTCATTGGGCAGGAGCGGCATCGTGGACCTCCATCACTTCGATCTTGTAGACCTTGCCAATCTCGAAACGCCGCACCGTCACGTCCGGACCTCGTATGGAAACCCAGCCCAGGATTCCATCTGTCCTCTCCAGTTGCACCGTAGGACCGTAGTCCTCTGGCCGCCTGGAGATGGCCACACAGAGGTAGGTGGTGAGCAGGGCGCCGTCCATACTCTCAGCCTACAGGCTCCTTCCTCTCCTCTGTAGGGGCGCACCTCTCACTTGTCTCAGGAGGGGGCTTTTCCCCGGGGGGAGGAGAGTAGGGAGTAGGAGGGAGCATAAGCTGGGCTGCAGCCTCTGCTGCCATGTCGGCAACAATACGCAGCTTCGGGTGGGGTGTAGGCTGAGGCTCGGCTGCGATGGCCTCGATCTGACCAAACACTCTACGGGCATACTCAACCTGCTGGTAGACGTTCACGATCAACCCCCCGTGTACTTGGCCAGGAGCGTGAGGGTGTCCTGAGTGTTTGCAGGCAGGACTCCTGAATAGGCCACCTTGCCATCCTTGGTGGCCAGGACAATCCAGGGCAGAGAGGTGTGGGGCGTCTTGACCAGGGCTTTCCAGAAATCGGTTTCAGCAGAGACATCTACCCCCGCGTCCCAGATCCTCCAGAGGTGCGTCTTCCCATCGGCATCCAGGGTGGTGTGCCCATCCAGGAAGGTGCGCACGCTCTGGGCATAGAGGATGTCATGCTGAGGCTGGGGGAGAATTCCCAGGGTGGCGCTATCAAAGAGGATGAGGGCGCCATCGGCCTTCGTGGGAGTAGGCGGCGTGGGGGGTACAGGAGGCACCGGAGGAGTGGGTGGTGCAGGGGGAGGAGGCGTCCCTACCACCACGTTCGTGACTGCCCGGAGGACGACATCTCCCTGGGCGGCGAAGGCTTCCAGGCGGTACTTCCCCTCTGTATCAGAGGTGATGAGGACGCTGTTGGGCTTCTTGAGGACCACGTCATCGATGATCTGGAGGTTGTCATCGAGGCTGACCCACTGCACGTTCTTCGCTGTGGTGGTGGCCGTGACGACGACGTACTTCCCTGCCTTGCACTTCACCTCCGCGGGCAAGGTTAGAGAGGGTGCAGGAGGTGGAGGTGGGGTAGGGTCCTTGTCCGCGAAGGCAGAGGCGGGTGGCAGCGTCATGAGTCCCAGACCCACCCCTGTGAAGAGGGACAGGAATACCAGGGTCAGGGTGGTGACGAGCTTTCTCATGTTGCTCCTTTCATATTTGGAGAGGGAGACGGCGGCGAGGGGGGAGGAGGTGTTTTGCCCTCGATGAGACGAGATAGCCTATCCAGCTCTCCATCACAGTGCCTGCTAATCTCTACCGTCACGGCCCGAAACTCGGCGGCGAGGCCCTTGACGGCTTCACGATGATCTGAAGAGAGCTGAGAGATGGCTGCCCATTTATGTTCAAGGAGAATGGCGAGCTGCTTATCCTTGTCAGCGAGGATTTTGTCCTTGTCCGCGATGAGGGCTTGCAACATCCTGTCATTGGCTGGCAGCCTCACATAACAGAGCCAGGCGAGCACCGCTCCGAGGAGGCCAGTGCCGACCCAACCAGCACCCCCTGCCAAACTCTCCGCAACGTCCGCGGCGAGGACAAGGGGCATGGCGACCAATATAGCTACAGGGATGGTAGCTTGCAACATCTATCAGGGTTTGGATGGCCACCGCGTATCAAGCATCAACTGAATGTCCTTGCAGACCCCCTCGATGCGAGTTTGCAGACCCCAGTGCTTCTCCCTCGCCTCCTTGAAATCTAGCCCCAGGGCCTCCAGCTTGTCAGTGATATCCGTGTGGACTAACCTACCCTCCAGCAGCTCGCTGTTCATTCGCTGCTGGTTTGTTTCGATCTGCCTGAGCTGGCAGGCTATAGTAATGAAACCACCTGATGCTGTGAGGAGGCAGCAGAAGATTCCTCCCACCACGAAGTACGCAAGGGGAGTATCCTTCGGTTCCAGGACCGCTACGGCGAGGACCGCCATGCAGGTCAAAAACCCAGAAACGATCAGCCCAAAGCCTGCAAGGTTGTAGTTCAGGCTCTTCCCCCTGTGACTTGCATGATCTTCCTCCCCAGGGCCTGGATACGGGCGAGGACTTCAGGGGCGATCCTTCCCTTCACGGGGCGCCTCCGAGGAAGTGCTCTCCTTCCTGTACCCTTGCAGATGCGGCAGCCAGCTCCCTTGCAGGTGGCGCACTTGTCCATCTCGCCATCCCCTTCTTCCATGTCCTTCACCTCCTCAGCGAGGTTGGCAGGAGAGGGGCGCCTCTCCCTGGGGTTCATGAGGCCACCAGAGGGCCACCCAGGGATGACATCCTTCAGCTCCTCGGGGTTGCCCTCATCTTGCAAGTTTACCCCCGCGCCCATCCCCTGGCGGAGAGCAGCCTCTCCTGGGTCTTCCAGGTTCTCGCCAGCGCCCATGCCTTGCCTCAGGAGGGCCTCTCCCGGGTTCTGGAGGTGCTCTACCTCCTTCAGCTCATCCGGGTTGCCTTCGTCCTCCAGGTGGGCTCCTGCACCCATTCCCTGCCTCAGGGCGGCCTCTCCTGGATCGGGGAGGTTCACGCCTGCCCCCTCTCCCTGGCGAAGGGCGGCCTCACCAGGGTCTTGCAGATGGGCATCCTGCCGGTCTTCGAGGTCCTTGGGGCGCCCTCTGGCTGGAGCGCCACGAGGGGGGGTCTGCCGCATGGGGACTCCTGGGCCCTTCTGCCTGATGAGGTAGGGCCGCCCATCCTTTCCCCAGCGAATCCTGTGCTTGAGGATGAACCATTGCAGCGTCTTGGGGTTCTGGTAGCGCTCCAGGATCTCGTCATCGTCCTCGCTGCCAGGGGCTTCTCCAGCTCCACCTCCTGCGCCACCACCAGGAGGCTGATGCCCTTCCAGAGCTTCCTCTTCAGGAGTCTCCTCCCCTGCGAAAGGCTGGGCGTCACCGTGACCTCCCTCTCCCTGGTTGGTATCGAGGTCGCTGCTTCCAGGGGGCGCTGCACTTCCCTGTCCTTCAGGAGTATCTCTTCCTCTCTCCAGCTCCTCGATGGCTGCTCTCTCGATGGCCTCCAGCTCGGCCATCTGCTGCGGGTCCAGGTTACCTGCACCTGCCGCTCCCTGATCTTCTCCGCCCTGCACCACGCCATCCTGCTCACCAGGAGGAATTTCTGGCTGCCTCCCCGAGATGCCGAGGTCACCAGGAGGGATCTCTCCCTCCTCCACGCTGCCTTCTTCCCCTGGGTGGGCCTCATGGCCACCCTTCTCAGGATCGACCTCCAGGGCCTTGGAATACTTGCGCGTGTACCCCTTCTTGGCCTCTCCTCCAGGGGCGCCGATGCCGTGATGTTCAGAGAGGAGATTGCGCAGATGCTGCATGATGCCAGGGAGCTTGTCTACCCCCAGCTTCTGAAGCTCCTGAGCGATCTTGGGGTGATCCATCATCGGCAGGATATCCCGGATGTAGTCCACTCCTGTACCCAGGTGGTCGTGCAGGTCTCTGAGGACTCGCGCACTCTGCTTTACAGGAGTGGAGTCCCCTTTTCCTCCCTGAGAGGGGGTTCCTCCCCGGGGGGAAGGAGGGGTAGAAGGAGCAGGGCCCTTGATCTCATCTGGGGAGCCTACAGCCTTACCGCGGGTTCTGGTGGTCATCTGCTTGCCCTCTCTTACATTCCGGCCGAAGTGCATCAGTTCATGAGGCTCTGCGGTTGTCTCGTCACCCCACTCATCCCAGGAGCTGCGACGGCGGTTGTAGTGCGTCCTTATCTTGATACCACCTTCATGGGGCGGAACGCTATAGACTTCTCCGTACTCACCCCTGTAAGGGTGGTTTGTACCATAGCGGATATAGACTACATCTTCAGGGTTAAATTCTTGCCCCCCTGCTTCCTCTTCCTCCGGCTGCTTCTCCTGCTCGGGAGGCCACCTCTCCTCAGGGACCAGGTAACCTCCTGCGGCTCCTGAACTTTCATTGAGGGCCATCTTATTCTTCTCCATAAAGATACCCATGAGGCAGGTGCTCATAGAATGCAGCAATACTAGTCCTTGCCTCCTGGGTCAACTCATGCCAGGGGCGAGGGTAATTAGGATGGTTGGGGTCCTGAATGGGGTGGGCAGCCCTCGCGTTCTCCCAGCGAGTCATGGGATCTGGCTCGGCGTCGTTATGATATTCCTCTTCTGGCTGCTTCTCTACATCCCCTTCTAGAGCGTTCTCCTCCTCCTCTCCTCCCTCACCGAAAAGGGCGCCATGAGGTAGATGAGAGTAGAGGTCTGCTATGTGCCCTCTCTCACCTTGAGGCATCCTGTCCCAGGCAGCTCCGGGACCAATCTCTGGGTAATGCTCGGCCAGGTACTCACTGGCTCTTCCATACCTCTCCGAGGGGTCGTTGTAGGGAGTCTCCGCGGGGAGGTGTTCTTCCTCCTCTTCTCCCTCTGCCTTCTCCCACTCCTCCCAGTAGGGATCTACCTTCTCCCCGGGGGAAGAGGAAGGAGGATGTTCCCACTCCTCCCAGTAGGGCTCGGAAGTAGGAGGCTTGGGGTTTCTGGCGTCATGCTCCCACGCCTCGTAGTAGGGATCGTGGGCGGCCTTCTCCTCCTCTTCTGGCTCTACCGTATGTTCAGAAGGATGAGGCCCTGGGTCGCCTACCATCTGGAAATACTGGCGGTTGGATTGTCTCTCTCCCTGAGACAAACCTTCCCAGGGAGTAAGAGGATGTTGAGGATGCTGCTCTTCCCAGTAGCGCCTGTGAGACTCCCACCTCTCTTCAGGAGACCTGGGAGGGGGGTTAGAAGACTGCTTCTCCTCGTCTTCCACTCCCTCGTAGTATTCCTCACGCTCAAACGGCCCTGGGGTATGCTCCTCCCATTCGGGGTATTCCTCGTCCTCTGAGGCTTCAGAATGGTGCCTGGGGGTTGGTAGAGGGTGTCTGCAGCCTTCATGGTATCCCTGAGACATCTCGCTCCAGGTGGGGCGCACATGGACCCCTGGATTCAGCGCCTCCCGGTCTATGTCATGACGCCTGTGAGTTTCCCATACCTCATCCGGGGTGATACTGGCTTTTCCCTCCTCCAGAAATCTCTCATGCTCGCCTGGTTGATATTCCTCCCACTCAGGATACTCCAGGTGAGAGGGGTGTTCGGAGTGGTGGGCGGGTTCTGGATGAAAACCAGTCTCCGGGCTAACCCCTTGCAGGACATCTCTACCAGTTTGGGAAATTTCCTCCCAGGGCTCGCGGGGGCCGAAGTAGCCTATAGGATGGCGTCTTCGGAAGGATTCATACCAGTCATCGAGAGAACGGGGTGCCTTCTCCTCCTCAAAGTCCGAGACTACAGTAGCCTCCGCCCTGTGAGGACCCTCGTCCTCCTCGTGCGCGTACCTTGTAGCCTGACGGTCGCGGGTAGACTGCGAGAGTCCTTCCCAGGGCCTACCCTCTGACCCAGTCCTTCCATACCTCTCCTGGCTCTGATGGCGGGAGGTCTGGTAGCGCTCATCAGGAGTGCGGGGAGCTTTCTCTTCCTCTTCAGGGTATGCCCACTCAGGAGGCTCATTCTCTCCCAGAGGGCTTCCCCTCTCCCCTTCTCCTTCTTCCTCTTCTGGGGGGGTGTCCTCATCGTAGGGGTCCACGTAGCCAGTATGCTGTCTCAGTCCAGCGTAATAGTCCCGCAAGTTTTGGTTGAGGTCACGCCAGTGGAGGCCGGTGGTTCCCCTTCTCCTGGCAGATTCCCACGCCTCGTCATGGGATCGGGGAGCTTTCTCTTCCTCAAGTGGCTCCCACTCAGGGTACTCCTGAATTTCGCTTTGCTCTGAGGGGTGGAAGCCAGGGTCCCTTACCATACCAGGCACGAGATCCCTCTGACCCTGGGTGAGATTCTCCCATTTTCTACCGCTGCCACTGCCTCTATCCTCTCTATATCTCCTCTCAGACTCCCACACCTCATCAGGAGCACGGCGGAAGGGCTGGCCTTCTTCCTTCCTCCTCTCCAGCCTCGCCTTCAGCCTCCTGTATTGCGGAGCTACCTTCTCCCCGATACCAGGTATCTGCTCGTTGATGCCAGGGCGAATATGAGCGGGAGGGCGAAGAGGAGCATCCTCTGCCTCGTTGATGGTCCTACCACGATTAAGCTCATCAGCATGTGCCTGAGCCTCCGCAAGAGTGTCGTGGTCCCCAGCGGAGCCAAAGAAGTAGGGGTGTTCCGGGTCAAATGTCCCCTCGGGGCCGAAGTGGGGGTGGAACTCGGTGGGGTAGACTCCATATCTCCCTGGCTGCTCGTGGTGTGGGCGAGCTTCATAGTAGGGGGCGCCTGGGTTGGCTGTAATGGCAGGATTCCCCTCTGGCTGCTTCTGTACCCCCTTCTCTGCGTCCAGCCTCCTGTAGCCAGCAGAGTGGGCCAGTTGGTAGTGCATGTCCCCAATCCAGTCATTGGCCTCATCAATGTTTTGGGCAACGAAGACGGGATCATGGGTCATCCCTGCTGGGTGCTGGGGAGAGCGGTGGACATCAAAGGTGCCTGGCTCATCCTCTCTCTCTACCATGTGATACCAGGTCGCCGGCCTGCCTGTGCGGAGGTCGTGGATGGCCTTCCCCTCGATGCCAGGGAGCTGCTCATTCCTCGCCGGTCTGTTCTGGACCCCTCTTCCACGCCTGGCCCTCGCAGTCCCTGTCATCGTGGCCCACATTCCCTCCTGGAGCCTCCGGGCATGGGCATGGGCCTCCTCGGCAGTCTGATGCGGTGGGAGCGGGTTCTGCGGGTTTTCTATGTTACGGCGAAGAGGATGGTGCTCGGAGGGGGTGACAGCATGAGCCCCTTCCTCAGTGGGCTCAACATCCCAGTAAGGGTGCCCAGGGTTGGCCGTTACTACCGCGCCCTGCTCCTCCTCTCCTTCCACCTTGGGGGCCTTTTCCACCCCTTCTTCCAGAGCGTTTTCCTCTTCTTCAGGGGGTAAATGGAGATCGGGGTCCTCGTACATGCTTTCGTAATTACGCGCAATACCACCAGCATACTCTTCCGTCATGGGGCCAGTAACTGGGCCTTCTCCGTGGGAATGAAACGCTGGGTGTTCCCGCGTTCGATAGACGCTGTAGCGCCCTGGGCGAACTGGTGATAGCCTGGTCTCGTAGAACCTGAGTTCTCCTGTCTTGGGGTCCGCCTTCTCTTCCACCCCCTCCAGACCCTTGTTGGGCTTCTCCCCTGCCTCCTCCAGCGAGGAGTAGCACACGCGATGGGCTTTCCCCGCGTCTGCACCCTCTGCTTCCAGATCAGCGATGCAGCGCTCCATCCTCTCCGTGTGGTAGTGGTGGGGGTGCTCCACGTTGGGCTTCCGGATCTCTTCCCCTTCGAGGTCTTTCTCTTCCTCTGCTGGGTTGAGAGGAGTGCAGTTAGGAGAGAGGTGCGCCATCCGGTTGATGGACTCCTGGGCCCGCTGGTTCTGCCTCTCTGCCTCCTCTTCTGCCTCTGCCTGCGTGCAGTGGAGAGACCACCCCACTCCTGTACGGCGGGATGCTACCTGGTAAAGCTCCGGCTGCTCCTCGCTGGGGCGGACGTAGAAGTGTCCTGGGCTCTCTTCTCCTCCTTCTGCCTTCTCCCGGGGAATAGGAGATACCCTGTTCTCGTAGGGGTGGTTGAGGTCAGGGTTGTGACCCACCAGGAAGCGGTACGCAACACCTTGGACGCGCTTCCCTGTCTTGGGATCTACTGCTTTCTCCTCCTTACCCTGATCCCACGCCTGGAAATACTGCTCGCCAGTCCAATGCCCTCTACCAGGATTGTCTGTATAGCGGTCAGCATGGGCATTCAACTCATCCGCTCGCTGCTGGGCTTCTTCGAGTTCATATCGGCCCACGTCGCGGTTTCCATCTGGATCGACAAGGGAGTGCGTGCCATCCTCATTGGGCACAACCCTCCAGTGGAGTGATTGCTTCCTTCTCTGCAAGCGGTCCCACAGCCTCTTGCACTTCTTCTCCGCGATGGTGCCACTCTCATCCTCTGGCACCTCCGTCTGATCTCCCCACTTCTCGAACTCCCTGACCTTCTCTGCTTCTGCCTCCGCCTCCGCCTGCGTCTGGTGAGAAGAGGTAAACCACACCTCCCCGTTGGCCCGTGTGTGCCGCACCAGGTAGGGATACACCGTCCTCCCTGGGCGGTAGATGACATCTACCTTCTTCTCCACTTCCAGTTCAGGAGTGTCCCCAGTTTCGATGTCCGAGCCCTCTCCAGGGTTAGTCTCGGGAGGGATGCCTGTTCTATCAATCTCTCCAGGAGTGCCCCTTCCTGCTTCCATGTCGGCCTGGTTGGCGTCCTTCTCAGAGGGGTGAGGTGTCTCGTCTACTACTCCCATACTCCCGTGCCGCCAATTCAATTGGCTTGTGCAGTACCTTACCTCCTCTGGGGTGGCAGCGTAGTAGACATGCCTACCAGTGCGGGCATGAACGATCTCATAAGGGAGGTGCTCTATACCCGTTCTCCTGGCCTCGTAGAGGGGCTCGTCCTGGCCTGTAAGGGGGTCTTCTGTACTGTCCTTCTCTTCAGGAGCAGGGAGGTTGACTCTCGGGTTATCGGGCCCTTGCAGCTCGCCACTCATGATCCTCTGGTGGGCAGCCTCCTGGTAATCGCGGGCCATATCCTCCGCTTCCCAGTGGGGGTGGAGGTGAGATGCCAGGCGCCCTCTACCGCCCTCTGGATGAGATCCAGTCCTATATAGAGCGTCGAAGTCCTCAATGCTGGGATGCTCCCGCAGTTCATAGAAGGGCTCCATCTTCTCCCCCGTCTTGGGGTCCAGGGCCTTCTCCTCCCTCTCCGGCTCCATCTGGTACCGCGGTGGCGTGCCTTCGGTATCCCGGACCCACTGGCGGTTTTCCTCTGCATGCCTGTCCTGCATTGCCAGCTCGTCCAGGGAGTTCTCGGCAAACTGCTCTACCTGCCTGTGGGCCTCTTCAGGAGTACGGAACCCCCCTGTGCGCAATCCAGCCTGTCCTAGAGGGTGCTGCTCCGTGCGGACGATCTGGTAGGCGCCAGGGATGTGTGGGTCCTCCTCCACGCGCCACCAGGGATGATTCTGCTTCTTCATCTCCTTGTTAGGCGCCCAGATCGTCTCCAGCAGGTTCTCCTCCGCAATGTGAGCAATCGTCTCCGCCTCGTGCTGCGTCCTGTAGCCAGTCAGGCTTCTCGCATCCCTGCCCTCGGGGTGGAACATGGTAGGGATGACATCGAAGGTCCCTGGGTTCTCCTCGCTCTCCTGGACGTGGTAGAAGGACTTTTCCACTGCTCCTGAGAGAGCATTCTCCTCCTCTGCAGGGATGTTGGCCGCCTCCGTCCTCTGCTGGCTTACCAGATTGGCGTAGTGCCTCCTGGTGGCTTCCTGCTGCCTGGCGTGCTGAGTGGCCCATCTCGCTCCGGCGGCGGCCTCCTCATGAGATGTGTAGCCACCAAAGCCTGAGTAGCGCCCTGCCCTGCCATGAGGATGGTGCTCCGAGTAGTGAAGGTCATACCTCTCAGGGTCGTCCTCGTTCTGCTGCACCGTGAACCAGGGAGGAGAGGTGTCTTTACTCACACTACCTCCTGCAACCTTCTGGCTCTCTTCCCAGGTAGCCTGATCCATACGGGACTGGACGGTGTCCTCGTGCATATCTCTGGCAAGTTCCCTGGCCTCTTCCGGAGTGAGGTGTCTGTGCGGTACTCGGTCTGAGGGATATTGGTGGATATTGGGGTGGTCAGGGGTCCGAAAGATCCGTGGGCGCCCGTTTTCGTCCCTGACTCCGTAGTAGGGCTTATCGTGGAAGCCCTTCTCCTCCTCATTCCTTCTGTGGATGTCCTCTGTCCTCAGAGAGACATTCTCTGCGAGCTGTGCCTGGATGCGGTCTATGACTTCCTGGGCCTCCTGAGTGGAGGTGTAAGGGCCACCACCCCAGATGGGCTTGCCCTGATGGTCTCTGCCACCCAAGGGGTGCTCGTCCGTCCTCCAGATGTCATGGGTGCCTGGTACGTTGGGGCGCTCCACAATCTTGTACCAGGGCGGGCGGTCTTTTCTCACTCCTGAAGAGAGGGCATCCTCGTGGTGCTGTGGGGCATCCCACTGCTCGGGGTCTTCATTTCTAGACCATTCCAGTTGCCGTAACCCGGCTTCGGCACTGGCTTCCTCCCTGGAGTCACGGGTTGTGAGGGGGTAAGACATCAGTCCAGGAGTGGCGTAGGGATGGTGCTCACTCCTGTAGACTCCCCATCTCCCTTCAGGGGTCTGGCGGACGTGGAAGTAGCGGTATCCTTTCTCCACTCCTTCGGAGAGGGCATGTGTAACAGGAAGACCATGTCCATGACCGAGGTCATCCGTTCTTACCTTCTCCAGGTCCTGTGCGCCATCCAGGGCGTCTTCCTCGGTGTCATAGCGGGTGGGTCCCACGGGAATGGTTTGATCCCCAGACTGGAAGAAGGGATGAGACTCAGTGCGGAAGATTCCATAACCCTCCTGATAGGGCTTGACCTCGAAGAAACCCTTCTCCACTCCTGAAGAGAGAGCAGCCTGCAAGTATTGAGGTGGGGGATGGTGTAGCGCCCTATCTTTGATACTCTCCGTTGTATCTTCCACCAGAGACTGAGCCTCTTCCCTGCTTCCCAGGAGGTAAGTGTTTACCCGCATTCCAGGTCTTCCCCAGGGATGGTGTGCAGTACGGTAAACACTCCAAAAAGTCGGGTGGTCCTCGTCTTCCCGTGCCTCGTACCACGGGCCTTGCTTCTCCACCCTCTCCTCTAACCCCCTTGCTATCCTTTCCCCCGGGGGAAGCATGGAGAATGGATGCTCTCTGGGGTTGCCTGTGCCTCTGGGGGCGTCATCATACTCCGGGCCCAAAGACTCCATGTGCCTGGCCCAGTCTCTGGCCTCTCCGTGATCCAGGAAGGAGAGATGAGAGTGCCTCACTCCTGAAGGGGAGACAACCTGGAAGTGACCCATATCCGGGTCATGCTCCACGCTCCACTTACCGGATGGTTTGTCTTCTATTGGAGGGACGTAGGGGGCGGTGGCGCCTGTGCTCTCTTCTTCCTTTCCTTTCTCCACACCTCCAGAGAGGGAGTTCTCCTCGACCTGGAGAGGGATGTCACTGATCCCTGGTTCTTCTTCACCGCGCCACAGGTCGTACTGTCTCTGCCCAGCAGCGATCCAGGCATCCTCGTGGCTGGCATGGGTGGAGAGAGGCGCCTCATCAGGCCCATGAGGGCCGTATGGGTGGCGCCCACTTCGGTAGACTCCATACCCTCCTTCTGGGGTTGGGAGGACCAGGTAGTGGCTGTAGTTCTTCTCCACCTCTTCTCCCTGATAGACGATGGAGCCGTATGTGCCCTCAGAAGGCTCCGTCTGGCCGCCGAGGGAGTTCTCCTCGATGTCCGGAACATTCACGCCCCTGTTTTTTCCCTCCTTGTACCAACCATCTACTGCGTCCTGGAGTCTGTCTGCTCTCTCCTGCTGCTCTTCCAGAGTGTTGGGACGGAAGGGGGTTATTCCCTCTCCCATAGGATGGTGCTCAGTACGATATAGCAGGTACAGCTTACCACCTGGGTTCTGTACAATCCGGTAGTAGGGCCTCTGGAGGGCTTTCTCCACTCCCTCCAGGGCGTCCTCCAGATCCATCCTCTCCATGAGGGTCCTGTGTGTCTGATCGTGCAGCCTCTGGGCTTCTTCCTCGGCAAGACCCTGGGTGGTATGGTCTGGAGACTCGGGAGAGGAGAGTCTTCCCTTGGGGTGGTAGGAAGACCTCCATACGTCGTAGTTCCCAGCCGGGCGCTGGTGGACCTCGTAGAAGTAGTGTGGGGATAGGTCCTTCTCCACACTGCCTTCCAGGGCATTCTCCTCATAGGCTGGAAGGCCCTGCCCCATGCCCAATCTCTCTGTCTGCATCCTCACCTCGCTAGCCGTTAGCTCGCGTGCCATGTCGTGGGCAGAACCCTCCTCAAGGCCTCCGATGATAACCATTCCTGCGTCACCACCTGGGTGGGTGGCAGAGCGGCGGACCTCGAACTGACCCTGGCGCCGGCCTTCGTGGACCTCATAGTAAGAAGGTGGTTCAGGAGTACCCTCATCTTTCTGCACACCTCCCTCCAGAGCGTGCTGCACAGGAGGGGTGTAGGGGAGGCCCTGACTCTGGCCTGCCCAGTCTGTCTCTATGCTACGAGAGCGTGCAAACCTTCTCGTCCTCTCCTGTGCGTCTGCCTCTGCCTGCTCTGGATCCTGGAAGTGGGTGATCCTGGCCTCTCCATAAGGGTGCTGGGAGGTACGCCACACCTCATGCCTCTCCCCTCTGGAGCGGACCTCGTAAAGGGGAGGAACTCCGGTGTCTTTCTCCACCCACCCAGAGAGGGAGTGCTGCACAAGGGGTGTAGGTGGTAGACCCTGCTCTCTTCCCAGTCTGGACGTGTCCATGTTCTGGTAGCGAGTGGCCCCCAGACGGTAAATATCACTTATAGTCCTGGCACGTTCGCCTGCCTCTTCCTGGGTTGAGTAAGGACCCATACCAAGGTCCTCCCCACGAGAGGGAGCGTAGGGGTGCTCCTGAGAGCGGCGAACACGCCATCCTTCTCCCTCCACCTCGTAGGGCTCATAGAACTGGGGGAGCTTCTCCAGGGCGGTGGCTACCTCCTCAGGAGTGGCACCAGCTTTCTCTATACTTCCTTCCAGGGAGTATTGCTGTATGTGAGGGGGTTGGTTGACTGGTAGACCCTGGTTTTGCCCCAGTTCGTCTGTCAGTCTCCGCTCCCACCTTCCTGCGTAGTGCCTGGCATCCTCTTCCAGGTGAAACCTGGCCAGGGGGGAGTCTCCGTGTTCGCCAACCATCGAGGTTGCATTCCAGGGGTGGTTTGCTGTCCGGAAGACGCCATAGCCGCCCGCATGCGGGCGGACCTCGTAGAAGGACTTTTCCACGCTGCCTTCCAGGGCGTTCTCCTCTGGAGCTGGTGTCCTCCGGTGGCCGCCTTGGTTCACGTTTGCCTTGTCCTCATCCTCGTAGCTCTCATCGAGCTGCCTGGCTGCTTCCCTTGCAGCATCCTGCCCCCAGCGTGCAGGAAAGACCATGCTCTCCCCCATATAATGCAGGGCCGTCCTCCAGACCTCCCAGCGCCCTGCTTCCTGGTTGTAACGAGGCTCATAGGTAGGAGATGCTTCACTCATACCCCTATCCTCCTTGCGAGGGCCTCGATGCGATGGAGGAGTTCAGGAGAGAAGGCTTTATCAGATGGCTTTGGGGTTTCTCTGTACTGCCGGTTGTGACGCTCCACCCAGTCCAGGAGCCCACCCAGGTGACTCGACTGTGACCACAAGGCTTCACCACTGGGCCTGTGGATGATCTGGTAGAGGCCACTCAGGTGAGACTCCTCATGGGGACGCACCTCGTAAATGTCCTCTGGGTCCTCTACCCAGGTAATATCTTTGGGGTCCACCTTCTCTATGCTCTTCTCCTCCTCCACCTCTCTCTGAAGGCTCCTGATGGTTGCGCCTGGGCCCTGGGGGATTTCCTCTGCCCGCAGAGGTCTCCTTCTTGGGGCGCCTCCTCCTGCTTGCGGTAGAGGAGGAGGAAGAGAAGCAGGAGAAGGAGGTGGAGTCTTCTCTGGGGCGCGCCTATTCGTGTGCAGGAGGAGGTTACTCGCTGCCTGGTTGTGCAAGTGGCTTACGTAGGAGTTGGCCCTATCCAGGGTGTCAGTCCTTACAGCCGGCTCATCACTGGCGCCCATAGGGTGATGTTCACTCCGGTGAATCCCGTACCCACCTTCTGGGTGGTCCCTTACCTCGTAGTAGGGCATCTCCGGTGGCCCTGGCTTCGATGCTGTGGACGGTTGTGGAGGCTCTTCTCCCTGACCCGCGCCCACGTCAAAGGGCGCGTCCTCAGGGTTCTGATGCACGAGCGCTGTGGGCTTGGCTGGACGGCGGGGTAGTGGTGGCGGTCCCTTCTGCAAGCTCTTCATGGTCTCTGCCTCTGTAGTGAGCTTGTTTGCCAGGGCCCTCTGGAGGCGGTCCCTGTTCTCTTCTGCTCTGTACCAGTCCGTCCACGCTCCTACGGGTGGGCCACCAGTAGGGGGTGCTCCTGAAGGGTGATTGGAGGTCCTGAAGACCCCGAAGCGGTCGTTCTCCGTGGGATGGGGGAGGACCTCATAGAGGGCGGGGAAGTCCTTCTGGATGGCCTTGTGGTACTCGGCGGTATCGGCTGTCTCATCAACGTAATTGGCATGGAGTCCCCTGGCAAATCGGTGAGCCTCCTCTTCCGTTCCCGTATCTAGGATCGGATACCCCTCTCCAACACCGTAGGGGTGGCTTTCCGTGCGGTAGACACCAAACTTACCATTCTTCATAGGGCGGACCTCATAGTAGAGGGCCTTCCTGGCTGCCTTATGCTCTTCCTCCCGGACAGTGCGCAGGTTCATGTAACGGGCGTGCATTGCGCGGGCATACTCTGCAGCCTGTGCCTCATGATCCGTCTGATAGACCGGCGCCTCTTCAGGACCCCAAGGGTGAGTGTCTGTACGATAAACTCCATACAGGGGAGGGTCATCATTGGTAGAGCGGACCTCGTAGATGAGTTTCTTCCTCACTCCCTTTTCAGGAGTAGACTCTCCTCCCTCCCATGCCCGCAGAGTGCCTGGGGCGTCCCAGTAGGCACAGCAATTCCTCTTGTTGACTGGCTGACCCTTGATGCGCTTCTCCTGGCAGATGCCGCCCTGGTTGTACTGGCAGTTACCGCAGTTGCTGCCCTCCACTCCTTCCCCGTAGGTGATGAAGTCCGCCGCCTGTAGAGCTTCAGAGGAGACCTGGGGAAGCTCGCCACCCTGGGTATCGAGGGCCTTCCTCGTTTCACTTGGAGAGCCTTCGGCGGACTTCCCGATCTCGTCAAGGATAGCGTGTGTATCTAGATAGCGAGCATGAAGACGCCTGGCTTCTGCGTAGGCTTCCTCCTCCGAGTGTGTTTCATAGATGGCATAAGGGTACTGCTGCTGCTGCGGGTGGCTTGGCGAGCGGTGGACTCTGTAAAGGGTAGAGCCCTCATCAGGAGGCCGCACCTCGTAGATGAGGGCCTTCTCCACCACATCCTTCTTGCAAGGGCATGCCTTCCCCCTGGAGCAATTCTTGCAGCCGCAGGAGCCCTTGAAATGTTTTGGAATGCGGTGGAGGAACCCTGGATTGTTCTCTGAGTGCTCTCCTACAGGGTCCTCGCTCTCTTCAGGATGGGGAATAAGATCCTCTGGAGGGTCTATACCCTGAAGTGCTTCCCCAAACGTGGGAGACCTTGTGTCACCTTCCAGCCTGGCCAGTTCCCGAGAACGCCGAGCTATCCTAGCCTCCTCGGATGCAGAGGTATACTGAGGATCATATACCCAGTCTCTTGGGTGTCCGGACCCGAAAGCCCATTCCCTTTCATCTGTGGCAAAACCTTCTGGGGTGTATTCGTTATGATGAGGTCCCACCCCTTCTGGCCTGTCTGCCTTTCTTAAACCTTTCTTGTCCTCTCCAGAAGTAGGAGGGTCCACATCACCTTCCAGCACCTCTCTCGCTTGCATCTCCCGAGAACGCTGATTGATGCGAGCCCTTTCACTAGCCATGCTGATTGGGGGAATATCGTGGCGCCATTCCTCTGGATTGGGGCCATAGGGAGGGTGCCAGTCCCAATCTTCCTCATGCTCACCAACAGTGCCCCATTCCGGGTCGTGCTCTGGCCTCCCTATCTCGTTGGGGTCTGGCTCAGGCTCAGAGGCCGCCTTCTCCTCGGGACCCTCTATCTTGTCCAGGTCCTCGGCCCTTCGGTTGATCCTCTCCATCTCCTCTTCAGGAGTACCCTTGGGATCACGCTGCCACTGGTGAGAAGAGGACTCTCCGTAATCCCTGCTGGCCCGATCTGCGGTTGCCTGTGCCTGCTCCAGAGTAGTGCCAGGTGGCTGAGGTATGTCGTGTCCATACTCAGTGTGTCTGATGTAGGTCCCGCCATTTGGGTACTGCCCCGCAGCCCAGCGCCCCTTCTGGAGGTCCTTCTCCTCCTCCTCGATGGGTCTCCCCTGCTCGTCTGTATCTTCCACAGCCCTCAGTGTCCCTGAGAGACGGTTTATCCTCTCCGTCTCTGCTTCATGAGTGGTGGGTGGTGCATTCCCCCCAATGAACTCGAATGCTCCAGCCATGTGCCTCTGGTTCCCGCGATCTGCCTGCTGTTCTGCGGCTTCCTGGTTGGCAATGCCCTCATGGACTCGATTGCCAGTGTAGGTGTCCTGTATGTACCACTGGCCGGTGCCATCGTTGTAGGGTTGAGCCCTGTAGCGAGGAGCCTTTCTCACAGCCTTCTCCTCGGGCTCACTTTCATCCAGCTCCTCTGAGTGGCGTGCAACCCTCTCTGCCTCCTCCTGGGGACTACTCAATGGCTCTCCCTGCCAGGAGGAGGCCGGGTGAGATTCCATCTCGTGGAGCTTGTTAGCCCTGTCTGCACTGGCCTGGGCTGCCTCTCTCCCTCCTGGGTGAGGGTGGTTCCAACCTGTGTGTGAGTCATGGATGACAGTCCCGTGCCGCGGGTGGTCCTGAACTATGTAACGCTGCTTCTCTACCACCCCTCTCTCAAAAGGGGAGGGGCCCTCTCTTCTCCCTCTCTTCAGGCCCTTCGCCATCACCCCAGGGTAGCCCAGCCTTCCTCTCTCCCCGCGAGAGCGAAGGGGGTTGTAGTTGCTGCCCTCCAGTTGCAGCCTCGTGATGAGTTCCTTCTGCTCCTCCACCTTCTTGAGGGCCTCCATGAGGGCCTTCTCAGGAGGTAGCCCATCGTGCTCTGAGAGGGACTCAGCAAACTTGGCAAGCTCGTAGCAGTGTGCTCCGGAATAGCCTTCCGTCTTCGCCACCGCATGAGAGAGATGTTTAGGTGTGACCTTGGGCAGCCACTTCCTCAGCATCTCACTCCTGGCCTTCACCGTGGGGAGCCCAAACTCCAGCACGTCATGGAACCTCCCAGGGCGGTCAATGAGGGCATCTGGAAGGGACTCAGGGAAGTTGGTCGTTAGTACGGTAAGGACACCCTTGCTCCTTGCAATACCGTCCATCTCCGTCTTGAGGAGGTCGATGGTGGTGGGGTGAAGCCAGTTGTCAACGTCCTCCATGCAGATGATGGCCGGTGCCAGTTCCTTCGCCATCTCGAAGGCACTACCAATACCACCTACACTCCCAGCGGCGTGGAAGTCCCTGCTAGAGATCCAGATGAACGTGCCCTTGCTCTTGTTGCGCAGCACCCGCGAGGACATCGTCTTGCCAGTGCCTGGAGGGCCGGTAAGGATCACGCCTCTGTTGGCAAAGAGGATGCCCTTCTCATTGAAGAGATCCAATGTCCTTCTAAGGGAGGTCTTGTTGTGCTCCTCCAGGAAGACATCGTCCCAACCCTCCTCCGTGCGGGGGAGAAACTCCCCTGAAAGAGAGAAGGCTTCTCCTTTGAGGAAGTTATTCTCCCTCGCCCAGGTCCATGCTTTATCAATCACCTCCTGAGAGATGGGAGCTTCCTGAAGTCTGGTAAAGGCAGTCACCTTCAGCCCGTTCCAGGTGGGCTCGAACTTCAGGACGAACTTCTCTCCACTACCTCGAAAGGCGTTGTGAGGCCCTCTACCTTTCTCCTGGTAGAGAGGGCTTCTTCCCAGGATGCCCTTCCTGATCTGCAATGGCATGCCCCTCTTGATAGGAAGCATCCCCTCGAAGAAGGCTGTCCCCTGCACGAGGAAGGTATCTCTTTGGGTGGAGTTGAGCTGGATGGTCTCGTAGACAGGGGGCGCCTCCATGCCCTTGCTCTGGTAGCCCTCCTGGAAGTTCCTCACCTCTACCAGCTTGTACCCAGAGACTGCGTGCTTGAGGCCAGTGAGGAAGGAGCCCAGTCTGGGAGAGGGAATGAGGGCGGTGTTCTGGACGAGGTCCTTTATCTCACATCCCAGGTACTTGGCCGCCACCCGGTAGATGACAGAAGCACCCACAGGAGGGGCATCCTCCATCTCCACTCCTGTATCGAAGGAGTCGAAGATAGAAGGGAGGGCCTTGTTCCAGCGCTCCCTTTTCCTTACCTCTCTCCCGGGGGAAATAGCATGCTCATGGTGTGGCTCATCACCCCAGTTGTACTCCTCTTCCTCCTCGGGGTCGAAGTGAGACATCCCCCCTTCCATTGCATCACTGGCACAGTCGTCACAGAAGTGCGCCTGGTCACTGGGCTCATCGTACTGGGGGTTGTACATGCGGGTGGTAGCAGGCCGGGTGCAGGCTCCTGAATGGTGGGGGCAGCCTGGGTCGTCACACTCGCAGGTTCCGAGGTTCTCATGTTCAGGAGTGTGTTGACCTCTGGAGCGCAGGAGTTGCTCCTCACCCTCGATGGGGATGGCGCCCTTCTCTACCTGCTTCTGAATGCAGGAAGAGGGGGAAGACTCCTGACCTTTCGTAACGATGGTGCTGCAAGGGACGCAGACGCCGCTGGGAGTCTCGCACCATCCATTCCAGCAACCAGATGCCTTTGCACAGTAGGGGAGCCACGCCTTCTGAAGCCTGGGAGACATCCAGACCTTCTCCTGGTCATAAGCGTCCCTGATGGCTCCCTGGTTGCTTCCTACCCCTACCACAGACCATTCTGTAACGTCATACCTCTTGAAGAGCCACCCAGGCGGCATGAGAGGAGGATGCTGCGGGTGGGCCTTCCCGCTATCGAAGTCCTTCAGACCATAGTGCTCTCCTCGCTCCCTCCTGTAGGCTTCGATGGGCACGAAGGCGATGCTGGCAGCGGAGAGTATCCTTCTCTTCACCTTGCCATAGATGAAGTCCGCATCCGGATCAGCGCGATCAAAGTAGCCTACTGCACGTATCCGGTTCTCTTCAGGATAGACAGTGATGCGCCCATCGGGGGAGCGAGATACTCCAATAGGGATCTCCCACCCCTGCTGCTGGTGGCCGAAGAAGATGACCGGGTTGCGTGCGTAGTTCTCCAGTTGGGCGCCCAGAGGCACCACCACGTCACCATCCCTATCCTCATCCAGGTTGGTGATGACGAAGGGGATGCTGCCTTCGTCATCGTTTGCTTCCCCTGGGAGAGCAGCTCCTGGAGTAACGAGGCCGAGGGTGTTTTCCTTCCCAAGCTGGACCCAGGAGTAGGCGGAGAGGGCCTTGGGAAGGGAAATGACCCCCCTCCGCGTCATCTCCTGGAGGGAGGTGTAGCGGTCCTGAACCTTGTCAATGACTGGGTGGAGGATAATAGGAGAGCCCTCAAGGAGAAAAGTGGGCAAAGAGGCTCGCACGGACGCAGGCGAGCGCAGCGAGGCTCTATCACTCTACGGGCTGAAGATGGGTGGCGTCTACGCTTTCTTCCTCATCACCACCTTGGGCCCACTCTTGCTGGGAGATCTCTCTTTGCAAGAAGGGCACTCAGCGTAGGGGCATCCCTCCCAGAAGGGCATATCTTTTCCTTGCTGAGGAGTGGGCGCAGGAGTCACCTCCCTCCTGGGGAGGAAGAAGGTTTGCTTGCAGACGTGGCAGACCCCGAAGAGGATCTCCTCAGGGTCTGCATCTTCAGGAGGTTTGCGTGGGAGGAGCAAAGATGTGATCCTTGAAGTGCTCGTCCAGATAGGTAGAAGCCTGCTCCTTTACACGCACTCTCTCTGTCTCCGTCAGGATTCTCCCACACTCTCCACAGGAGAAGTGGTCAATGAGAATGACACTCCTGGCGGCCTGGAAACACTTGCAGTAAGGACAGTAGAAGTAGGTGGTCATAACGCCTCCCCACAAGGGTCTGCGAGAGGGTATGCCTTCAGGAAGCGTAGGGCGTCATTCACACTCTCGAAGTATCGCAGCTTGGGACCATCGAATACCAGCCCATTCTCCATGCCCAGGGAGACGAACCAGCGGGGCTTCTCACCTTCTTCCATCTTCTTCTTCCTGCGGCCTACCTTGCTCTGGAAGATAACCGGACCCTGGAGCCTGTAGGGCCCAGGACAGAGCCAGTAGGTGCCATAGGCGTCTGGTTCAGGAGTGGCGTTAGGTAGAAGCACTGGTGCCCCCTGACAGCGTCTTGAACTGGATGGCGATGTGAGCCCACTTGCTCATAGTGGCCTTTGCTGGGGTGAAGAGGTAGCGGCAATCCTTCAGGAAGGCGAGGGCCTTCAGACAAATCTCCTCCTTCTTCTTGCAATCCTCCAGGATGGCCTCGCTCTCTCTTTTCCCCTGGGCCAGCATATCCTCCAGCACGTTCTGTGCCTCGCCCTTCACCAGGAAGCGGTTCTGGGCTCTCATGATGGCGTCGATGGAAGCCTTGCAGGAGCCTTTATTTTCCCTGATGGCATCGAGGGAGGCTTGTACTTTCCTCCTCATCCAGTCTACGAGGTCAATCTCCTCCGGCTTGCCATATCCCTTGGCACACTCCTGAATGCACGCCCCCAAGGTGTTGTTCAGGATGACCACCACCTGTAAGAAGGAGTTGTCAGCCTGGGCGCCGAGGTCCCCTGTGCGGTCATAGTTCGCCCTTCTCTCCTCATCTGAAAGGACATCGTAGGCGAGCTGCACCTCCTGGAAGACCTTCACATCCCCTCCCCTATCGGGATGGGACTTCATGGCCTTCTTGCGATAGGCTTTCTTCACCTGCTCAGGGGTAGCCTCTTTGGGGATACCCAGTACCACATACGGGTTCACGGTTACCGCTTTCTGTAAAGGGGAGACTTACGGAGGATGCTCTTGCTTTCCTCAGGAGGGGGAGGAAAAGCGGGCTCTTCCTTCCCGGGACGCAGCCTAATGCGAGACATACCCGCCGCTGTCCTTCCCTGGTCAGAGTCCGGGTTGTTTGACCCTCTGGACCCTTCTGTACCTGCTGGAGACCGAGCCCTTTCACCTTCCAGGAGCATGTCCTCTTCGATCTGGGTAAGCGGGTCAGGAGTATGCTCTGGTTGCTTCTCCACTTCTTCCTCTGGAGGGGCTTCCTCTTCCAGATCCCTTTGCATACGCTGACCCTCTGGGGAATTCCAGAACCGTAACCTCTCCTGCTCTATACTCCCCTCCGAGCGTCCCGCTGAGGAGGCCGGGTTGTTGGTCCCACGGGCACCTCTTGTACCAGCACGGGACGGTCTCTGCTCGTGCTCTCGCTGAGAACCAGGCACCAGAGGAGGCTGCTTCTCCACTTCACCTCCCATCAGCTTCCTTACAGTGGCAAGGGGTATGCCCTTTCTCACAGCCTGACGCATGAGGTTACTGAGCTGCTTCTTCAGCTCCTTCACGGCATCGGTATCTGTTACCACTTTCCCCTCCCCATTACCAGCAGCAGTACCCTCTTTCCTCATCATGAACTCGATGCGTGAAGCCTTCTTGTGGGCCTCATCATAGCCCATCCCTCCCTGCATGAGCTTCCTCTCCGCTGTCTCGTGCATGAGGGTATACTCCTTCTCGTTCTCCGAGAGGGTGTCCTCCAGCCAAATCTCATCGCGGGGAACCCAGGGGTAAACTTCCCCATTGCCGCCCTCCACAAAATCAGTCTTGTAGAGGTCCCTCACCTTGTGGCCGTCCACCAGGTAAACCTTCAGCCCCTCCTCGGGAAGCTCCTTCCAAAGGGATGTCCTCACGTCACTCAGAGCAGGGCCGCCTTCCTCGCCCTCGCCTGGTTGCCGGCCGCCAGAAGATAGGCCCTCTTTCTCTCTCTCAGCCCGTTCTACACTCTGGCCTCTCTCATAGGCGTCATCCTCTGAGAGACCACCCTTCTGTGCCCTCTCCACAGCCAGGGCGCCATCTACCAGGATGCGCCTCTCCTCTGGCTCTACATTCTCGTCTAACCACACCTCTCCGGGGGGAATAAGGGAGGGAAAGTCAGAATGCAGCCCCACCACGCCGAACTCCTGGTTGGTAAGGCCAGAGGAGCGTATCTTCTCCGCGTTTACCAGGTGGACGCGGGTGCTCTTTCTGTACTCAGGAATGGGCATACGCCTTCCCGTTACTCTTCTCAGGTTGCAGGTGAAGCCTGTTCAGGAGTGTGGTGTAGTCTCTTCCCAGCGTCCTGGAGAAGGTGGAGAAGACCTCCCTCGCCTTCTTCCACGAGAAGGGAAGGATCTCATCCCTTACCATCGTCCCCTTCAGCGTCTCACCTACGCCCAGCACACATTCTGCAAGGGCGGCACCAGGGAGCGAGCCCCAGAGGCTATTAAAGCTCGCCCCTGATGACCACCCCGCGGTCCCCAACAGGAGACCAGCACCAGGCGCACTCCACAACGCCTGCCCCGACATGAGGACCATCATGGCACCAGGAGAGCCATACTCCTTCACCAGGTTGGTGGTAAAGCCCTCCGCTCGCTTCTCCAGGAAATGAGAGGCTGCATCTAACTGCTCCAGCGTCTTTCTGTCTTTGATGGCTCTGAGGGCTTGCTGGTGTTTCAGGAGTGTGCTCCCTGCTCTGTGAAGAGATCTGGACAGGCGTGCAGAGAAGCTCCTATCGAGGCTTCTCCTATCTACCCTTTCCCCCGGGAAGGACTTGAGGAACTTTCTGGGAGGTCCAGCCTGCATGGCCTGGGAGTTGGGGTTTTCCACCTCGCCACCACCGGCTTCCATCTGCTGGCCGTTTCCGCCTCCCTCTTCTTCCTCGCCCTCTGCACCTTCTTCCCCTTCTGGAGGCAGCATGGGCTGAGGCATCATGGCCTCCAGGTATTCCCCCATCGCCAGGTAGGGCTCGATGGGCTCCTGAGCGTTCACAGCCCAGGGGGTGAGGCCACCTGGCCCTGCAATCATGGGGTTGTCGCCACCGAAGCGATAGGGCTTGCGTCCTCGCAGGGCGCGGACCTCGTTGGGCGTGATGGCATAGAACGCCCCGTCTACCTGGAGGTCTGCGTTCACCTGCTGGGGATCTGCGGGGACACAATCATCCCACCAGAGCCGTACATAGCGAGCGCCATAAGTGCCTCCAGCACTACCATCCCCGAGGGCCCAAGCAGATCGGGTTGAGGCAGGCTCGTCCCACTTCTTCGCAAGGTGCTTGGTAAGAGTCTGCCCCCTCTGCGCCAGCCTTGGATTGAAGCAGTTGCTGCACAGGGCGGCCAGCACGGCAAGAACACTGCCATACGTCATGCCCTCACTGATACCGATGGCGGTCTTGGGGACGTGGAAGGCAGCCAGGATCATGTCACGGATCTGCTCCTCCGATTGGAAATAGGCCATCTCCGTGGGGGAGAAGGAGAGAGGTGTGATCTTCGCCCCAGGAGGGGTGATGACTGGCTTACCGTAGTTGTATTCTCCCTGGATCTTGCTCATGAACTTCGCCTCCAGACGAGCTATCCTGTTGTCGTCTGGATCTTCGTAGCCCTCGCCCAGCTCCACCCAAAATTCTGGGCGGGCCTGGTTCATGAACTGGGACCATCTGGACTTGGAGATGGACTCCTCGCTGTCGATCCACTGCGCCACCGCGGCGAGCTTGGCATAGCCATCAATCTTGTTGATGGGGCTCTTCCACCGGGTCATGATGACTTCATCAGGGGGAAGGCGCAGGATACCCGCACTCCCCATCCCACCCCAGGGGCGTACCTCGTAATACTGGATGAGTTCATCGAAGTGAGGGTTATCAGGAGGTACATAGGAGTATCTGTAACGGAGGTAATCACCAACCTCTTGCCCCTCGTCGTAGCGCCTCAACTTGTCGTAGTCGATCCTGTTGCCGCTTCCTCCTGTGCGTGGCCATACCCAGTGGCTCGGGATGACCCACAGCTCGCATGGGATGCCCCACCTATTGGGGACCATCCAGATGTAATCTACCCCGCAAAGCTCAGAAAACATCTGAGCTTCGTAGGCAAAATCAAAGGCTGTGTCGTGCTTGTTGGGGTTCTCGATCAGCTCGCGGAGGGTGTGGTCTCTCTCCAGTGGCTCCAGCTCCTCGTGGGGCTTCACCACAGAGAGGGCCTTACTCCTGTATGCCCCCATCGTGAGCCAGGAGTATCCACCCTCAGTCACCCAGGAATCCTGCCCAAAGCCACCACCCATGAAGCGATGAGCAGCCTTCTGGGTATTGGGACCTGGCATGTCTGAGACGTATGCCATGTTGGGCATCATGCCAGCCATCTTGCTGCAGATGAGGTCTATGGCAACGAAGCACCAGTTCCTCATGTGGAGGACTTGTTCCAGGCGATCTTGTGACCATCCCCCAGGCCAACCCGTTCCCCTGTTGGGGAAGAGGGAGGCCATGATGCGCTCGCCCTTGGCTGCACGCTTCTCCCTCAGGCCCCTGATGGACCTGAGTGCTGGGAGGTATTTGTCTACGCGCATGAGGAGAGAAGAGAGAAAAAGAGGGTAGCCACGCCCCTACTATCCCAGGCCGTTCCTCCTGAGGGAAGAGGCTTGCTCCCTGAGGACGTTGGCCACGAGAGGATGGTCTGGGAAGTCGAGGGCCCTCTTCTCAAGCCTGCAAGCTACTTCCTCCAGAGCCCAGCAGACCGCTTTGCCCATAGCCTTCCTGGCTACCTGGGTGAGCTGCTCTCCGAAGTGGGGGATGAGGGAGCGGATGAACTCGTGCGTGAGGTCTGTGCTGGCTTTCAGGATTCCATCCATCTCTTCCACCGCTCTCCTATGGTATCCATGAGGGTGAAGAAGTAGGCGCACACTATCAGGGCAGCAGTAACAGGGATCACGACGGCTATGGACAGGAAGAGGCCGACGAGGTCACTCAGCTCTGATAGAACACGCATGCGATGGCCGTGAGCAAGATAAGGAAGAGGACGGCGCCCAGCACGCAGAAGGCATACCAGACGATCTGGGAGAGAAGGGAGATGGCGCGCAGGAGGGGGGTGAGGAGCCTCTCCAGAAGAGGAGGAGGAAGTGGGGCCTCCTCGTACCAGCCATACTCCTGAGGAGGTTGCTTCACCTCGCTCAGGAGCTTCAATACGTACTCCACCATTTCCATGTGAGCCGTGTTCTGAGGGGGCATCAGGCACCTGTCATGGATTTGATCTGGGCTGACAGCCACACGAACACAGGCGTGAGGATGACCACCACTCCCACGACGATAGCGGCTATTCCGATCCAGAAAACCAGCTCCTTCAGGAGTGGGTAACGAAGCTGTCCTGAGTAGGCCGCCATCAGGATGCCGGCGAGGATGATGCCTAGAAGGATGAGGAAGTACATGGTCTTACCCTCTCTGTTTCATGGCCTTTTCCTGCTCTCCCCTCTCTACAGGCTCACCGATGGCTGTCTTGAGGAACTCGGCCAGGGTCTCATCTACTTTATCAAGGTTGGCCTCCAGCTTCGCTACTTTCCACCACAGAAAGGGGATCGCCCCCAGGCAGAGCCCTGTGGTTATCGAGAGGACAACAAGGGAGCAAGACAGTGCCACAACCGCCGTCTCCATCCCTAGATGGCGTTTCTCCTGGGGCCAGAAGAGCCGGTGTTCAACCTCGGGATGCGGCGCAAGAGGTCTTCCGCAACCTGGTTGGGGTTCTGGCTTTGGGAGATCATCAGGCAGAGCATGTCCACGAGATCGCGCGGGCAAGCCTGCCTCGCAATCGTCACGGCGGTTGGGTACTGCTGCTCAGGAGGCCGGCGAGGAGAGACCTTCCTCACTGCCCCCACACCCTCATCCACGAGTAGCTGCCTCACTTCCTGGATGTCCATACTCTCTTTGATGGCCCTCTCATAAAGAGGACGCACCTTCTCGTCCGTAAGTTCATACCTTTCGGCCTGGGAGGGGAGGAGTTTTCCTTCTTCAGGAGTCCCCCCAGCATTCCGATAGACGAGGCCCCTTCCTCTACGCCTCCTTACGAACCTCTGAAAGTACCTTACTGCCCCGTAGGTGAGTGGTCCTGGAGGTCCCAGGATTACCACAACCCCAGCAGTCCGGATAAGGGCTTGAACCATTTCCTTGGAAATGTCAAGACCCTCGGCAGCATTCTTGATACCCTCTCGCCGCGTAAGTTTCAAGCGCCTTCTCTCGCCTTCGGGGAGAAAGTCACCCTTTTTCAGGTGCTCTATAAGGTAACGCAAGAGGAGATCTCCGGCCTCGATGTAGGCGTCTCTTCCCCTCTTCAGGCAGACTTTCACCCGGTTAAGAAGTGGCTGCGCCCCTTTGTCCTTCAGGAGTGTGCTCACCTACCAGTTTCCTGGGTCCTGGGCGATGAAGAAAGTGTAAGTGCCTGGCTTATCAGGGGTAACGACCACACCAGCTCCTGAGGGGTGGGGGTCGTGGATTACCCTTTCTCCCAGGGAAACTACGCAATGCTGGAAGGGCTCCCCATCGGTGGCACGAGGAGAGAGGGCTGTGAAGATATTCCAGATGTCTGGGAGGGCATCAGCGAGGGGCGCCCTCACCTCCAGCATCCACAGGCCCCTCTCTGCACAGGCATCCTGCGTTCGCTTCCAGAGTTCCGCCCAGCTTCTATGAAGACGCCACCTTGTGGGAGCCATGTCCCACTTCACCGGGCCGTGCTCCTTTCTCAGCTCCTTGATGATCTCCACCTCATCAGGGAGGTCGGAGAGGTCGCACTCGATGATAGAGGCCGCGCAGGCGCTGAAGCAGTTGCCTGGAGAGAGGGGAGTGTGCTCAGTACGTGTCTGGAAGACCTTACGCAGGGGGAAGCCCTATGGAGGCAAGGAAGTCAGGACAGGAGACCAGCACCCTATCAGTACCTCTGAACACATCTTCAGGAACACCGAGGCGGGCGTAGTCATCCTCCTGAGGTGCGTACTCCTGCCCCCTCTTGCACTCGGGGCAGAGGTAATGCCCAACGCAGGTGAGCACGACCTCTTTCCCGCAGCAGTCACAGTAGGCACAGCCCACCCTCTGATGGATAGGCCAGCCGTCTTTATCCCACGTCATCCGGGGCCTCCACCTTGGCGAGGATGTCGCTCTCCACCATCATGCGAAACTCCGGCTCCTTGCCCTTCACCTTCTCCTCCTTCTTGAGGATGTAGGCGGTGCAGCACTCAGGAGGGACGCTGCTGCCTGCGTAAGCAGGGAAAAGCACCACGTCCCCCACAGCCAGGCCCATCGGCACTCTCTGCCTGTCGTAGTGATCGAGGCGCCCGGGTCCAATCTCCACGATGAGGCCCTTGCAGGGGCGGTCCTTCGCTGCATCAGGGAGCAGGATGCCACCTTTCGTGATGCCCTGGGTGTCCAGGATCTTGACGAGGACACGATCATTGCGAGGGTGGACGCGCGGCATGGGAAGCTCCTAAAGAGAGGTATAGGTCAGGTAGATGGCGACAATGAGCAGGGCGAGCATGACCCCCACCAGAAAGGAGATGCAGAAGGTGAGGATGACAGCAATCCAGTCACCTCCTCTTCGTGGAGGGTCGTACCATTCTTTCCTTCTCTGTGGGGGGTGGTTGCAGCTCATGAAAGAAAAAGGTGGCGGTGTTGCCTGGTGGTAACCCAGCGGGTTTGCACTGTCCACCTGGCACCAGGCAGCATCGCCATAGGTGCCCTTTACTGGTTATCAACCAGCTTCTGGAGGTCGGTAATCCGCTTCTCCATCTCACCCATATGGGCTTCAAGGTTCTTGCAGCGCTGCTCGGACTCCCTGAGCTTCTCCTCGTAATGGCCACGCAGGATGTTCTGCCTATCCAGCTCCTTCAGGAGGTCCCCCACGTCCTGGGCGTACTCAGCGTTCTTGCAATTGCCGTAGCCGAAGCCAGCGTCCTTGCACCTGTTGCGGATCTCCTTCTCCCGCTTCTCGGAGAGGGGAGGCATGGGGATCACGACGGGGGTCTCACTCGCTGGCACAGCTCACCATTCCCTTTCAGGAGTAGCTCCACGATGAGGAGGAGGTCCCACACGGCATCGAAGACGATGAGTATGATCTCCAGAACGTCTTCGGTGTCCGTACCTTGCGCCCTCCTCCATTCTAGATGGCCCTGGCAAAGGCGAGGGCAGAGACCAGAGCATTCCAGTCCTCCAGAGGCACTACCATGACCTCGTTCGGGCCTCTTTTGGAGTGCTTGGAGGAGGCGACTACCTTCTGCACAGCGCGGGTGAGGCGATCCAGCGAGAGGGCCTTCTTCTGGAGGGCTTTCTCCTCCCTGCCCTCCACTGCCTTCTTATATGCCCCGCCACCCAGTCTTCTTTCCTTTTCCTCAGCCATGCCCTCTCTATACCTTTCCCCCGGGAGGGAATCAAGCGGAGTTTTTCCTTTTCCCTATCTTATCCAGAACTCCTTCTGAACCCCTCTCAGGTGGGAGATGATATATCTTAGCGCATCTAGCCGGTGATAATCCTCCTTGTCTTCGATGTCCTCAGTGGGATTGCTGGCGTCATCCAGCTCGCGGGAGTAGTTCTGGAACTCATCAATCAGGCCGGTGCAAGAAGAGAACACCCTGAGCTGGTCCTGCTTCAAGGTGGCGGTGACTCTGTTGATGCCTACCTCCACGTCCTTGATGGGTGGCGCGTTCACGAAGAGGCCGCCTACCCTAAACTCTTCTCTCCACTGGTCTTCGGAGTGGGAGCCACCATAAGCCTTCGGGCGCCTGGTAGCTCCGGCTGGACCTAGAGGGTCCTCACACACTTCACCCTTCAGGAGTGCCTCCACATGCTTCTTCGCCGTCTGGGAGACCCATCTCCCCTCTTTGGGATATTCCCTGTAGCAATAGAGCTTGCCCGTCTTGTTGCCGTTGGCATCCAGTTCGGCTGCAAGGAAGACTCCTGCTGTATGCACTCCTCCAAAGTCCAGCCCTAGATAGCGTGGCCAGGAGTGGGGAATAGAAAAGGGAGCACACACATGCCTCTCAGTGAGGAAGTCCTCATAGATGATGCCAGCCGGTCGCTCGAACTCCCCGTCATAGAACATCTTATGCTTCCAGGTGGGGAGGATGGCCTTCGTCCTTTCATACTCCTCCCGGGGGAAACAGGGATTCTCGATACTCCGAAATTGCACCACGTCGATGTAGGGGTGGGAGTGGTCTGGCTCATCTTTATCCTTGCAGGAGCACAGCCTCCTCTGGCACCTTCTCCACGGCTCGAAGAGGAGGTTACGCAACCATCCCAGGGTATAGGGGGTGGTGGTGATGAGGACGCGCCCCTGGTGGATGGAGAGGCGCCGCTGGACTGCTTCCCAGGTCTCCAGCTTGAACTTCTTCTGTCCGGCCTCATCCAACCAGGCTGCCTTCGCAGTGGCACTCTCGATGGAGTCCGGGTCCATTGCGTGACCGAAGAAGACCTGGGTGTCTTCCGAAGTCACATGGCCATAAAGACTTCTGGCACCATGCGCGTTGAAGAGGAAGCGACTCTGAAAAGAGCCCCTCCCCGTGAAGTCACCCCAGCGGCACTGGGTGCGAAAGAGCCTAAGGAACTCCGGAAAAAGCTTGAGGGAGAGGAGGCGGAAAGTGGGGGCTACCACCAGGTAGTCTCCTGGCCCCTTTTCCTGCACCTCTCTGGATAGCCAATAGGGCCCAAATGAGGTTTTTCCCGATTGCGCCCCAGAGAGGACCAGTATTATCCTCTTCCTGGAGTTCCATGCCCTCCACTGCCCTCGGTGGAAGTTGAGGTGCATCACTCCTGATGAGTCTACGTAACTCAGTGGCCGTACTAGAGTTGCAACCATTCTTCTATAGCCCGCACGCAGTTCTCCCAGCCAGGAGATGGGTCATCTCTCGGTGGGTAGTTCCTCTGGGGTAGTGGGTCTTCTGGGTCATAGGAGAGGTGCGAGCAATGTGGCCTGGACCCACTTCCTACATCACTCCTGCACAGGAGGCAACACTCATAGCGGTTACTGAGGAAAACCCTCTCGCAGCGGACGCAAACCTTCAGGTGGTAGAGGCCCATGACTCCTGAATGGCGGCATGGCGTACAGAGGCCAACAATCTGATCGTAGCGCCTCTTCCTGCACCCCCTGCACAGTGAGGGATCAGGACCCAGGTAGAGCTTGAGTGGTGGTAGCTCAAAGGGTATCCGATACTTCCTCGCATTCACTACCCGCTTACAGAGGTCCTCTATCGGCAACTGATCCCAGGGAGTCCATACCTCTAGCACCATCTGCTTACCCTTAGCAAACGTCTTAACTTTCACCTCTGACTCAGGCAGTGCTCATGGCCTGTTTCCGAAGACGGCGCCCTCAGCGAGGGAGGCTGGCAGCGAGTCTCTGAGGGTCTGCATCCTCCTTCTATGCAACCTATCTTCTGCCATCTGCGCGCTGACCTCGACCACCGCCTGCCACTCATCCTTGATGATGGCCTTCAGAGTCATGGACTCGCTGGCCTCCAGCTTGGGGGCGTCCAGGGCCTTCAGGGCATTCTCCACGTTCAGGATGGACTGCTCGCAGGTCTTGATGAGATTGGAGAGGTACTCATCCCCGAAGGCAATCTGGCCCTGCGTCTGTGCTTCTCTGGAGGCGATGCGATAGGCGCACAGAGCATCCCTGAAGTCCTCCCTCAGGTCGTGGAGAAGGGAGAGGGCCTGCTGCGCCATCTCTTTGGTGTCTTCTGTCATGCGTTACTCCTTGCATACCTCGGGTGAACAGGGAACCATCTCGGTCACCTCGCTGCACTTGAAGAGGCAGCGCCCGCACACCAGCCTTCCATCGACCAGCATCACGGGTTGAGGGTGCTCGCAGCCATCGGGGCAATGGGCGTGGTCGCAACCCCTCTCCGCGCACCACTCTGTGTAATAGTCCCTCACTCCTGAACTTTCCTCTTCTCTTTTCCTGGAGACCGTAGATAATGACCCCTGGGAGGAGCCCTGGTTTATCCTACTTCCCCCGGGGGAAGAAACAAGAGGGGGGAGCGTGAGATACAAGATCATTTACCGGGTCTGGTACACCTCCGAAGGAGTTTTCCGCGAGGGCTGGTGCCCTTATGACTCACTGGATGAACTCGTGGTGGGTATCGAGCACTGCTGCCCGGCCGACGCCAGCATTATCTGCAACTACCTGAACGAGCGCTACGAGCCGGAGGACGAGTTAGTGCAGAGGTTTAGAAGGTGGTTCACCTGCCAGCGGCTCTTCGGGCTACCAATCCTCGGGGTACAGGATACTCCGGTCTGGATACATGGCACCGAGGGAGCAGACCCATGAGATACCAGGTACTCCTGAAGACTTGCTACGAAGGTGAATGCCTCTTCTTCTGGTGGGCCGCCTACGACTCCCTGAAAGACGTGGAGTGCGGGTGGTTCCACAGGCGCGAGGACGCCATCGATCAATGCAACATCAGGGAGACAGGTAAAAACAGTGCCTCCTCGATACAGCGTGCTTTCTACCGTCATATAGAGGAGTTTGGAGAGTGGGGTGTGTGGTATATTTTATGAGATACCGCCTCACCTACATCGTGGAGTATACCTGTGACGGCACCTTCGAGGATGGCTATGGCATCTGGGACGAGGTCGTAAGGTTCTGGTACTGGGTCTTCCCTGCCGACCATTACGGGGAGGCCAGGGCCATGTGCAACTTCCTGAACGATGCCTTCCCCTCTCCAGGATACTATGAGGGATGGAGCATCCTCGTGCGCAACCGCTTCCTGTTTCGGATGTATGAGGAGTCCTGATGAGGTACACACCTGTTTACCGCCTGTGCTATGACCAGGAAACAGACTCCTTTGTGGAGGGCTGGCTGGTGGAAGATAGCCTCACGGGTGGGATCTTCTGCTCTGCCTGCGGGTGGTTTGGGGCCCAGCAGGAAGCCCACTATCAAAACCGGGTGTGGCAATCAGGCCAGGGGAGCATGTGGTGGGTGAGGCACTGCCTGAAGATGTGGACTGGCTATGACCTCGTTATCCCCAACCCTCCGGAGTAGCAGATGGAGCACTGCGCTGATTGCGGGAGGCTTATCCCCACCGTCGTCTCGGCCGGGATGGTGCTTTCTGACTTCTCCTTCCTCTGCGTAGGCTGCATACACGGTGGCGCCTTCCTGTGCAGGGACTGCGGCGACAAGTACGCCAAGCAGCACCCCAACGCCGCAGATGAGGGTGACTACCGCTGCTCGCGCTGCCTGGCCTCAGGGCGGAACCCCTTCTACGAGCGCCTGGCTTCCTCCCCCCACTCCTGAATTCCTGAAAATTCTTCCCCCCCCGCTCCTTGCCTATGATGTCGGTGGTGTCTAGACTGTAGATAAGACCTCCCACGCGGGAGGGAAGAGAAAGCCTGAAAGGAGGCGTAACTATGGACGTACACGAGACTTACAGAAGCTGGGCGCGGAGGAAGCAGGAGGCGGAGCGGCTGATCGATACCCTGAAGATCGGCCAGAGCCTCACCTACATCGTGGGTGGGGTGGAGTTCTCGGTGGAGCGCGTCGCCTCTCCCTTCTCGGATGGGCCGCGCTACGCCTGCTACCGCGATGGCGTGCGCCTGCGGGTGGGGTTGCCTGGGGCCTACGAGAGCGACCTGCTTACCCACGGGGAAGCAGCCTCCATGCTCTGCATCTGCACCCCCCTCCCCATCCACCACAACCCCGAAGGCAACCAGTATTAGAGAGGAGGTGCGCCATGAACGATACCACCTTGCAAGCGAGCGCCCTCCGTGGCCTGGTGCGCGACGCCATCGAGCACCCCGAGTTGCTGGGGGTGCTGGCCGATTGGATTGCCGAGAACTACCCCGCGGCCCGTGACGCTGAGGCGATGGTCCGCACTGGCAGCGCCACCATCCCCTACCTCCTGGAGTGGGTTCTGGGTGAGTTCGGGGTGAAGGGGGATGCCTCCCTCGCGCTGAAGGGCCTCAAGATCTTCAAGGAGGGGGTGAAGCGCATCTACCAGCCCAGGAAGGCACGCCAGGTCCACCCCTCAGGCACCTTCGACAAGCAGGGGCGCTGGTATCCCGATGGAGACGAGCGCTGCGGATGCTGCCGCTCGATCAGGTCCCCCTCCTCGGCCTGGCCTTACTCCTGCATGGTGCATTGCCGCACCCGCACCCACTGTGAGGTCCTCCTCTCCGCCGGCATCTGGGGAGAGGACGTGGCCGCGGACGCCAGGGGGGTCGCGGAGACCGTGAGGAAAGAGCTGCTGGAGCTGCTGGCCTAACCTACTTTCACCATCGCCCCGAGAAGGAGACTGCCATGAGCAACAACACCACCCCCACCACCGTCAACTTCACGGACGAAATCCGCAAGAAGCTGGTGGACGCCACCGCCCGCTGCGAGGCTGTGCCCGTGTGGCAGAGGGCGCCCATCCTGGAGGAGATCGGGGACATCCTCAAGGAGGCTGGCGTCCCGGAGCCCCTCTGGCGCTCCTGGTACGAGGCTGCGGAGTGGGTCCGCACCACCTACCTCTACCAGGCTGGTTAGAAAGGAGGCTGACATGGACCCCGTGGCGTGCTGGAGGGAGCTGTGCGATGCCCTCCTGAATGGAGATCCCGAGGTGGCCGCCCATCGCGCTCGGGATCTTCATATGTGGTTCCGCAAGGGGGGCTTCCTGCCCAGGGAGGTCCCCTACGTGGTGTGGCAGGATGGCGCCCTGCTTCCCTTCGCCCAGCTCTGCGAGGCCGTCGTCTTTTCCGTGAAGAGGAGTAATCCCGAGAAGAAAGGAACCTAACCATGAAGCAACCCGATTGGGCCCTGTTACCCTTCCCTACTACGCGAGAGGACTGGATGGGCTATGCAGAGACGGAGAGCCCCCAGGAGACGATTTGTCTGCTCCAGGGGGCCACCGCCCCTACCCCTGTCTACATCCATCACAAGGCCCTGGTGGCGTTTGCACAGGCCGCCGGGATCGCCCTGGGAAGGGCCCTCATCGAGCTGGGATCGGGCATCCTGAGGTGGAAGGAGAGCGAGCGGCCTGGAGAGAAGGGCTACGCAGTCCGCCTGAGGGGGGCGCCCAACCTCCCCCTGGTGTTTGGTTATCTGGATGGGTGCTTGCTGGTACATCACCTCCCCGAGGGGATGAAGGACCCCAACGAGGGCAAGACCTTCGAGAAAGGAGAGTAGCCATGAAGACCCCATTCCCTAGCGTGAGAGACCTGGCCGCCAACCTCATCTTCACCAAGGTGGAGCTGAGGAACTACCCCAGGGGAGAGGTGGAGGAGATCGAGGTGCGTCTCCAGGTCACGGAGGAGGGGTGGTGGCTGTGGACGGGTGACCCCCAGTATGACACCGACCATCGCGGTTGGTGGGGTTCAGGAGTCATCACCCGTACCACCAACTGCGCCGAGCTGGCAAAGGAGCTGCTGGCGGAGGCGAGGTGCGATCAGTCCATGTGCGGAAGCTAGAAGGGAGGAGACCATGAAGACAGGCATTGACCACGAGATGGACGCCATCCAGAGCATGATGGCCATTGCCCAGGGCGCCCGTGCGCTGGCCGTCCAGGTAGACACCACCAGGCAGAAATTCGTCCAGGACAGCGTGGGCAGTCTCCGCCTCATCACGCAGAACCTGGTGAGGGACGTAGATACCCTTAAGAGGGGAGTGGAAGCCCTGGTGGCGTGGTTGGAGAAGAACTACTTACCCGATTAAGGAGGTGACTCATGAAGCCCAGCACTAACCCGAGAACCATCCCCCAGGAGCCGCACTGGATCAGGTGGCTGCATGACGCCGTCCGGGTGCTGAAGGAAGGCGGGATGCTCGTCATGCCCGGCCCCATGCTCATCTACCGGGTGAGCCACCAGGAGAAGACCTTGACCCTCGTCAACGCCCCGCCGGGATACGACAAGGAAGAGAAGGTCACCGTCATTACGGAGAGGTGCGCCGAGGTCCTGGGGTATCGCGTGATCTACCCCGAGGCGCCCAAGCAGAGCTAGAAAGGATAATGTGCCATGAGCGAAGAGCTGCATCCCTTCCACCTCACCCGGGAGACCCACTCGATGGGGAAGACCCTGGTGACCGGCCTCTTCCCAGGAGAGAAGTGGCAGACCTGGTTGGTGGCCCCCAAGAAGAAGGAAGATGACCCTGAGGCGAGGATGCTGAGGGAGTGGCCCGACGAGGATGCTGCCTTCCTGGGGCACGAGCTGCAATCCAGGGAGGTCTTCGAGAAGAGGCGGTAGAAGTGGCCTCCTCTCTTCTTACAGGCTACCGGAAGCTCCCAGAGGGCCGCCGGTAGCCTGTAAGAAGA